AAGTAACTAAAGAGATCCTGATCGTAGAATCAGAAGCGGTAGTCTATGCACAGTATAAACACCGAGAAGAAGAACTAATGGTAATGTTTAATCGCGGTGCGACTTACACTTACTTTGATGTACCAACTCACGTATGGCGTGGATTACAGACCGCACATTCAGTCGGTAGCTTTGTAAGTAAACACATACGAATGAAGTTTGAATTTAAACTTGCAGACTAAACACGATCACTAATAGATAATACAATTGAATAATAACTAAATATATATAATATGGAAATGACTAAAGAAGAATTACAATTAAAAGTAAACGAGCTAACACAATCACTAGACTCGTTCAACAAAAACACTGAAATGCTGAAGCAAGATCTAGCCGAAGCACAGCGTAAATTAAAAGTTGCTGATCGACCTAGAATTTCATCGCTTCAAATGGATGAAATTAACGAAGCTATTCAAGAAGTTATTGGCAACATAGATTTCTCTGACACTAATGCTTATGATGTTGATTTTGAAATAGATTATGATAATAGGCTTGCAATTAGCAGTATAGAATTTAATCACGTGCATGATATAGCTGATGAGATATATTCTGCACTAGAAGATATGTTTAACATAACAACTACTGAAGATGAGAACTAAAGTAAGACAAATGTATACAAGGGGTGGTAATCCTGCCCCTAATCAGTTTTTGCTATACACACCTGACGGCACGTACTTTCAAAGTTACAACAGTACGATCGCTTTCCGTGATCACAACGGCAAAATACAATTAGACGAAGACACGTGGGATTACTCACGCACTACTGGTAAGTACCGCAATGAATTCTTGGGCGAATATAAAGATATGACTAAAGATAAAATACTATCTGGTGAATACCAGTTAACTAACTTAAATTAAAGTATGACAGAAGAAGAGATGAATAAGATCGTGGATATGATTGTAGAACAATTGTTTATACGTATTAACGACGAAGCTAAAGCGATGAATGAGGAGTTCATTAATTCATTGCCTAGCAACGAAGAACAAATAATAGAATTAAGTTTACTTTTAAAACATTATGAAAGTACCGAAGACTATACAAATGCAGCTAATGTATTTGCTAAGATAAAATCCTTACAGTCTGGACACGATAAACAATAGATAATAATATGGAAGAGATTGAAAAATTCAACGAGTGGATGCTAAAGATTAATAATAATTTTTTTGCAGATAACGAAGCTATGACTGAAGCATATAAAAAAATAAACAATGAAGAAATATAATATAGATAACTATGTTAGATACCAAGAAGATCTAAAAAGATCCATGCCGGAAGGTTTATTCTGGGATGAATACACTAGAGATGAATTAATTATAAAGTTTATGCCTCTTGTAGAAAATTTAGCAAGAAAGTTTGCAACATCACAGCAAGCATCTGGTGTATTGAGTATAAATGATCTAATACAAGAAGGCAATAAAGGATTAACAATCGCTGTAGATAAATTAAACTGGGAGACGTTAAATGAATCAACAGACATGGAAAAAACTTTAAAGAGTTTCTTTAGCAAAAGAATCAAGGGGGCAATACGAAGAGCTATAGATATAAACAGAGGTGATATAAAAATACCTGAACACAAGCTTAATGCTATACGCAAAAATCCTAAAGATGAAAAAATGGTTGCTTTATTCTTTAACAGCGTATTCTCAAGCTACGACATAAATCCTGCAGATGAAAATAACTTTGCGTATCAATTACCTGATACTTCAAAAAAATATAATATTGATCTGTTAAATATTTATTTGTTAGGTATAATGAAAGAACATCTCACTCAAAAACAGTATGATGTAGTAAGATTATTTTATGGTTTAGATTGTGATAAACACTCTGCTAAAGAAATTGCTAGCTACATAAAATTAACTGTACCGACCGCAAATGTAATCGTGTCTCAGATAAAAAAAGAAGCAATTGACTGTCTAATCGCTAACGTTGACGCAACTCAAGTGATTGATTACCTTTAAGTTATGATCAAAATACGTAATTATATTAATAACAAAAACAAATAAATTAAATGGCAAAAGAACAAAACAAAGGAAACTTAGAATTAAAATTAGCTATGATCCAAAAGGATATGAAAGCTAAAAAATCCAGGTACAATGGCTTTGGTAAATATTACTATCGAGCGGCTGAAGATATACTGGAAGCTGTTAAACCATTTTGTGTAAAGCACAATGTAACTGTAACCATAGACGAGGAGATGATTAGTATCGATCCACCTATTATAAGATCAACAGCAAGTATATTAGATGCGGATTTTACCGCTGCTATACGTGCCTCCGCAATCGTCGGTGTTGATTTACTCTCTAAAGGTATGTCTATGCCGCAAAAATACGGCGCAGCCTCTAGTTATGGCAAAAAATATGCTTTAGGTAATTTATTTCTTATTGACGACACAGCAGATGCAGATGCGTCTAATGATCACTCGGGTGCAACAGCTAAAGAAGAGATTACATCTAAAAAATCTGCATTGTATGCTAAAGCATTAAGGTTTATTGAAGGGGGAGGCGATCTAGAGGCTATATCTAAAAAGTATAAGATGACGGCTATAGTTAAGAAAGGACTAGAAGAAGCAATGCCTACTAAAACTGAAACACTATAATGACAGAAAATGAACAGAAAAAAGTAATTGAATTACTTAGAAGCGATGAAGAATATTATGACGGTGTAGGTAAACAGTATAGATCAAACTCTGATATATATAAGTTACTTAATGATCCTGAGCAATTCGGAAAGCCGACTGAACAGAATATAAACTTTATAATTGGCGGATATATACACACCGCAATACTTGAGCCTGAAAAGCTAGAAGCTAATTATCCTATATCAGAAGGTACAAGCAGGCTAACTAAAGTATACAAACAAGATGTTGCAGACAACAACGGCAAGATGATGATCTTACGTAAGGAAGTTGAGAAGTGCGACGCAATGATTAATAAAATAAAAAACAATTCAGTATGTCAATCTTTATTAGAAGGCGAGCAGGTTATATACGAAGAACCTGGAATCAAAAAAATAAATAATACTTGGTGGAAAGGTAAAGCCGACTGTATTAACAAAGATCAAGGTTTACTTGTAGATATAAAAACTACAGGTGATATTAATAATTTTAAAAAGAGTGCAAATATATATAACTACGACAGCCAAGCGTATATATATAAAGAGATATTCGGGCACGAGCTTGTATTCCTAGTTATATGTAAGAAGACACATCAAATAGGTATATACAGCTGCTCAGATGAGTTCTACGAAAGAGGTGAACAAAAAGTTATAGATGCAATGGTTGCGTACGAGAAACTAATGAACGATCCATTGTTTGACTTGAAAGACTACGTTAAAATAGATAGGCTATAACTCTTACAGTACGAACACGAATACAAAATGATAATATGAATGTAAAACAATTAATAACTAAATTTAATCCAATGAGAAGATCAAAACAAACCTGCACTGTAACAGGTATGAAAACTACAGCAGATAACTTTTATACTAACCAGACCCATGTAAAAGCCGTTGATAACCTTCGACGAAACACGGGAGCAACAAAGGACCAACTAAAGAGAATGTTTAATCAATTACAAGCGTATTAATTATGGCAAGTATTATGAAAGCAAATATAGATCTTAATAAAATCCCTAAGGATAAGATCTATCAAGGAAAGAAAGGTAAGTACCTACCTATTACAATAACAATTAACGATGAGCCTGGTAACTATGGAGACAGTGGGCCTATCATAGTCGAACAAACTAAAGAAGAGCGCGAGGCTAAAGTTGATAAAGTTTACTTAGGTAATGTAAAAATTGTATGGACAAACGGCACGAACGTTGATGTAGCCCCACGAGAAGCTGGTGCTCCTCAAGCTGCAGCTGCCCCAATGCCGGCAGACGATCTACCTTTTTAATGGAATGCGAAATGTGTGGGCTAATAATATCGCAAGAGGAATATAACTTTTGCGATATATGCTCAGAATGCAGAGATGGAGAATAATAATTAAATTAAATTAAATGCAAGAAATAGAGATCAATGGATTTGCAATTGACGAGTTCAATGTGCATAAGCTTGAAGAAGGCAAGAAGCAGGGTGTATGTCCTGTTTGTTCCCACGATAGAAAGCCCAAGAATCAGAAGGCTAAATGTGCGTCTTATGATTGGGAACGTGGTCTCGGTACTTGTCATAATTGTAATAAATCATTCCAGCTACATACGTACCAGCGTAAAGGCAAAGCGGAAAAGGTATACCAAAAGCCTGTTGTTCCCGATGCTATACGTTCGCCTGGCACCAAAGTACAAGAATGGTTTAAAACTCGCGGTATATCTCAGGAAACCCTTACTGATCTTAAAATTAGTGAGGGTCCTGAATATATGCCTCAGACCGGTAAAACCGAGAATGTAATAAAGTTCAATTATTTTATGGGCGGCGAATTAACTAATGTTAAATACCGAGATGGAAGAAAGAACTTTAAATTATATAAGGGTGCTGAAAAAGTATTCTATAATATAGATAGTATAGTAGGATATGAATATTGTGTTATAGTTGAAGGCGAAATGGATGTTTTAGCGCTGCACGAAGCAGGTATATCAAACGCTATATCTGTACCTAATGGTGCAACGCTTAATACAAACAACTTAGATTACTTAGACAGTTGTATAGATTATTTTGAAGATAAAGAAAAAATAATATTAGCTGTTGATTCTGATGAAGCAGGTCAAGCATTGCAAGCGGAATTAATAAGAAGGTTAGGATCAGAAGTATGTTATATAGCTACATTTGATGATTGTAAAGATGCAAATGAATACTTACTTAAATATGGAAAAGAAAAACTATCAGAGCGTATTTCAGGATCAAGACCAGTACCGCTGGAGAATGTTACAACGTTCAGGGATATTGAAGATGAAGTCACTGACTTTGTTAGGAATGGTTTTAAACCTGGCTTTCAAGTTGGTTTACAAAACTTTGACGATATATTTTCGACGTATACTGGTCAGTTTATTACTGTCACTGGGATACCGTCTTCGGGAAAGTCAGATTTCGTGGATCAAATGGTTGTCGGATACAACGCTAACTATGGCTGGAAGACAGCTTTCGCATCTCCGGAAAACGTACCAACATATCTACACGCTCATAAGTTGATGCGTAAGACTTGGCAAGGTATGCCGAGTGCAGAAGATATTGGAGGAGACAAATGGAATCAAGTGGCAGATCATTGTAACAGTAATTACTTCCACATAGATATGGAACGTTACACGCTGGAATCTGTACTTCGTAAAGGAGCAGAGCTTGTTAAGCGCAAAGGTATTAAGTGCTTGGTAATAGATCCATTTAATAAAGTAAGAGACGTAGATTGTAAGACGGAAGATGTTAATCGTTATACAATGGAGTACTTAAGTAAGATTGAAATCTTTGCTAAAAAGTATGATGTTCTTGTATTTATAGTAGCTCACCCTACTAAAATGTATAAAGGTTCTAATGGTAAAATTGAAGAACCTACAATGTACAATATTAAAGGTGGTGGTGAATGGTATGATGCTTCTTATCATGGTTTATTAATACACAGAGACTACGAAGCCAAAACTGTTAAAGCTAAAGTACTAAAAGTTAAGTTTCAAAACTTAGGAGAGAATGGTGCTGAAGCTCATTTTAAATGGGAGCCTCGATCAGGTTGTTTTATTCCGCACGAACAAATAGATATTGGCGACGATAAAATGCCTTGGGAATAATGGCTAAGAAGCGTAAGATTGATATGGGCAAGCCTGGATACGATAAAGATGATTGGGAAGCGTTACACTGGTGTATTGAAAACAATATAGCAATTGCACCTTATGCGAAATCAACAACTGAGTGGTACGTGGATATATCAAACAAAGGTAAGACAAGCAGAGACCCTAATGCTTATGGCAAAACCGAAATATGGGAAAAGATATTTGAATACTGTAAATATTATTATGACAAACATAGAAGATGAATATAAAGAGCTTATGTCAGAGATACTCCACAGAGGATCTGATAAGAAGGATAGAACAGGAACAGGGACGAAGTCTGTCTTCGGAAGAACGATCAGGCATGATATGTCACTTGGATTCCCTTTACTTACATCAAAGAAGATAAGTTTTAATGCAGCAAGAACTGAATTGCTTTGGATATTAAATGGTAGAACTGATCTAGAATACTTAGAAGCCGGGGGTGTTAAGTATTGGAGACCAGATTATGAACGCTCTGGTAGAACAGACGGAACGCTTGGGCCTGTGTACGGAAAACAATGGCGCAATTTTAACGGAGTAGACCAGCTTTATAATTTAGTCGATGCTATACGTTACGATTCTGATAGCCGTCGTATGATGGTTTCAGCTTGGAATGTTAGCGAGCTAAAAGATATGGCTTTACCGCCCTGTCATTATGGCTTTCAAGTTTATGTAAACAACGGTGTTATGGATCTAATGTGGCAACAAAGATCAGCTGACGTTTTTCTTGGTCTGCCGTACGATATTGCAATGTATGGCTTACTACTCGAGATGTTAGCCAAAGGCTCTGATTTGATCCCTGGGCAGCTAATAGGACAGCTTGGAGACTGTCATTTATATAATAATCATTTAGATCAAGCTAAAGAATATTTAAGTAGGCCAAGAAGGGTTATACCTTCTTTAAAATTGCATAGAAGTATTCATAATAATGCGCTTGAAGGTGTTAATATTCCGGACGCTGAAGATATTGAATTAATCGGATATAATCCTTTACCAGCTATTAAAGCTCCATTGAGTGTTGGCAAATAAAAACAAATATGTATTACTTATATCACATTCCGGGTAAAAAAATCGGAGTTACACGTAATCTTAATAAGAGAGTTACGGAGAAGCAAGGCTATACTCCAGACGAATACGAAGTTCTACTTACTAGCGATGACATAAATCTTGTGTCCCACTTGGAAATAGAACTTCAAAAGTCTTTGGGCTATAAAGTTGACAGGCAATTATATAAAAATTTAATTAATAAAAATCAAAATCAAATGAGAATAAACGTTACAGAACAAACGACTACATTCCCGTGCCCCGTAAGAAAACTGAAGGGTAGGCTAATGGATAACATTGGCATGGAATGGGAAACATCATACGGAACACATAAGTTAGATACTAACACTATAGACTGGATAGTAAGGCACGCTAATACTTCAATGTACAACTCTGAAAGATGCTACATATACAATAAAGCTTTATCTATACCCGCTGAACAATGTGTTACAAAAAACAAAGATTGCGAAAGATTTGACCTAATACGTGATTGGGCAGACGAAAGAGGTATATATGCTAAGGGTAATACGCATACGCAATATGTTAAACTTATGGAAGAAGCAGGCGAACTAGCGCAGTCGTTATTAAAACAAGACGATCACGAAACGTGGGATGCTATTGGAGATATGGTTGTAGTACTTACTAACCTAGCCCGTATGACAGGTAAAGATATTGAGGATTGTATAGATGGCGCTTACCGTGAAATATCTGAACGTAAAGGTAGTATGATCAACGGCACGTTTGTAAAAGAAGAGCCTAAGAAAGAAGTACACGAGTTATTAAGAACCTTTGCTAAATCAGTACTATAATGAATAAAAAACAAATAGAATTTAGAGATCCAGTTGTAGAACGTGTTGTTGATAAATTTGTATCAAGATCAGACGTTGGATACAAAAAGTATGGTATTACTTTAGATAGTGATCCTTCAGAAGTAATCACTTGGCTTAATCATTTGCAAGAAGAGCTTATGGATGCTGTATTGTATTTGCAAAAAACCAAAGAAACTTATGAGAAAGTTTAGAAAGCCTTCAAAAAAGAAGGGACCAGTAAGAGCGAAGAAGGTGTCATACGATGGCATCAACTTCGCCTCCGGGCTGGAAAAATATATGTGGATAGCCTTAAAAAATGCAGGTATAAAATGCGAATACGAAGGAGAAACATTTGTTTTATTAAACGGTTTTCATTTCGATAATGAAGTATACGAAAAACAAAGCAATGGCAAAGGTGATTTTAAGAATAGAGGTAATAAAAGAATATTACCGATTAAATACACGCCTGACTTTATAGGAGAAGACTTTATAATAGAAACTAAAGGTAGAGCAAATGAATCATTCCCTATGCGCTGGAAGTTATTTAAGAAATTAGTAGTTACACAATTTCCAAATGTAACATTATATAAACCATCAAATCAAGCTACATGCGACGAGACAGTAAGAATAATACTAGAGAAGCGAAAGAAATAGCCCGTAGAAAGTATGTCGAAAGACAAATAGAAAAGTGGTGGAAATGGAGCTGGAATAACAGAGGTAAAATAAAATATAAAGAGTTAGTTAAACAACAAGATAAACACGAAATAAAATGCACATAAAAGAAGATGAAGACAGTCCAGCTTGGGCGCTAGAAATAGGATTTTATCCAGGTATACTATTTGGTTTTAGATCATACCCATTAACAGATGCGGTTTCACACGTGCTATACGTACCATTTGTAAATATTGTACTAACAATGTACAAATGACAGAAAGCGAAATGAAAGCTCAGATGGAGTCCATTAGTATGTTTGTAGATGAAATACTATCGGACTTCAATAGAGTTGATATGAGCGTTAAAAAGGCTGATATGCTAGCTCATATAGATTATTGGAGAACAACATTACAAACAATTAAATACATGATGAAAACAGATGGGATTATTTGACGAAAGAATAGCGTATAAACCTTTTGAGTATCCGGAATACTATACAGAAGGTTGGCTAAAGCAAGCACAAGCTTTTTGGTTACACACTGAAATATCAATGCAAAGCGATATAAAAGACTGGAATGAAAAGCTTACTGAAAAAGAAAAGCATTTAGTAGGTAATATACTATTAGGTTTTGCACAAACAGAATGTGCGGTTTCAGATTACTGGACACAGAAAGTTGTAGGTTGGTTTCCAAAACACGAGATACAACAAATGGCTATGATGTTTGGATCACAAGAAACAATACACGCAGTAGCATATAGTTATTTGAATGAAACTTTAAAACTAGAAGATTATGAAGCATTCCTTCACGAGCCGGCTACAGCGGATAGATTTGATAACCTTGTTGCCTATGATGGTAATAACGAAGTTGGCATTGGTAAAAGCTTGGCTGTTTTTTCTGCCTTTGCTGAAGGCGTTAGCCTTTATTCTGCTTTTGCTGTTTTATACTCTTTTCAATTAAGAAACTTATTAAAGGGTATAGGCCAGCAGATGAAGTGGTCAGTAAGAGATGAATCATTGCACAGTAAAATGGGATGTAGGTTATTCCAGCACATGTGTGAAGAAAATAATCAATTACTGAATCTTTGTCGAGAAGACATAATAAAAGCTGCCGAAACAATGGTTAAGCTAGAAGTAAAGTATATAGATAAAATGTTTGAGATGGGAGATATAGAAGGTATATCCTCAAATGATCTTAAGCACTTCATTAAAAAGAGAGCTAATGAAAAACTTGTTGAACTCGGTTATGTCGACTTGGGAAACTATTTTGCGTATGACAAACAAGCAGCGGGTAATCTTGATTGGTTTTATCATCTTACCGGGGGGGTTACTCACACTGACTTTTTTGCGACTAGGCCAACAGATTATTCGAAAGCAAACGAAGGTGAAGACTTTGAAGATATTTGGTAACTATAAAAAATATAAAAATGAAAGAACAAACATTAATTAATATGAAACACGATATGAGCAAGCTAGTTCAAGGAGTGCATAACAATATTCAAAACTTAGCGCATATTAATACACTGACACAGGGATTGCTTGAGACAGTTAAAAGAATGCCTGGATATGAAGAAGCCATAGAAAAATTATTAGAAGAACAAAAACAAAAACCTGAAACGAATGTGGAATGAAAACTGGGAAAAGAACAAGGATTACCCTGCGTGGGGTGATAACGACGTATACAAGAAGACTATATCCGGGGGATATTTATTCGACGGAGAAAGTCCACGAGAAGCTTACTTACGGGTTGCTAAAACAGTTGCTCGTAGATTATATAAACCGGAAATGGCAGAAACGTTCTTCCAGTACATCTGGAATGGTTGGCTTTGCCTCGCTAGCCCAGTACTATCTAACACAGGTACTGATCGCGGTTTGCCTATTAGTTGTTTCGGGATTGATGTGGCTGATAGCATCCAAGATATAGGGCAAAAGAATTTAGAGATGATGCTACTCGCTAAGCACGGCGGTGGAGTTGGCGTCGGTATTAATATGATTAGACCCGCTGGCGCTAAAATTACAGGAAATGGAACATCAGACGGAGTCGTACCCTTTTGCAAAATATATGACTCAACAATACTTGCCACAAATCAAGGATCAGTTAGACGAGGAGCTGCTTCAGTTAATATTAACATCGACCACCCCGATTTTGAAGAGTGGCTTGAAATTCGAGAGCCCAAAGGAGATGTTAACAGACAGTCGCTTAACTTACATCAGTGCGCAATTGTGGGCGATAAATTTATGCGTAAACTTGAACAAGGAGATGCAGATGCAAGGTCTAGATGGAGTAAACTACTTAGAAAGCGAAAAGCAACTGGAGAGCCGTATATTATGTTTAAAGGGAATGTTAACAAAGCAAATCCTGCGGCTTACAAAGACAACGGGTTAAAAGTTCACATGACCAATATATGCAGTGAAATTGCATTACACACCGACGAAAGCCATAGTTTTGTTTGTTGCTTATCGTCATTAAATCTAGCGAAATATGAAGAATGGAAGGATACTAACCTTATATATGACGCCACGTTCTTTCTTGATGGAGTTATGGAGGAATTTATTCAAAGAGCCAAGGGATTACGTGGATTCGAAAATGCTGTTCGATCTGCGCAGAAGGGGAGAGCATTGGGCTTGGGAGTCCTCGGATGGCATACGTATCTCCAAGAGAAAGGTATTCCTTTCGAAGGCCTACTCTCTCAGTTTGAGACTAGGAAAATATTTTCGCAGGTTAAAATCGAAAGCGAAAGAGCGTCTAGAGATCTCGCTGAAATATATGGGGAACCATTATGGTGTGCTGGAACTGGTATGCGTAACACTCATCTTCGTGCTGTCGCTCCTACCGTTTCTAATAGCAAATTATCTGGCAATGTATCTCCCGGGATAGAGCCATGGGCTGCTAACGTATTTACAGAGCAAAGCGCTAAAGGCACATTCATTAGAAAGAATCCTACGCTTGTAAAAGTATTAACTGAAAATAATTTAAACAATGAAGAAACGTGGAATAAAATACTGGCTGACTATGGTTCAGTTCAGGATATTGACGGGTTGGATAATATTACCGTTGGTGATCACAACATACCTGCCAAAGAAGTTTTTAAAACATTTAAAGAGATCAACCAGTTGGAACTCATTACCCAGGCCGGATTAAGACAACAGTACATAGATCAATCTGTTAGTTTAAACTTAGCGTTCCCTGCAATAGCGACACCTAAATGGCTTAATAAAGTACATATAGAAGCATGGAAGAAAGGGGTTAAAACTTTATACTATACGCGTACTGAATCTGTGCTGCGGGGTGACATTGCTGCTAAAGCAATGGACGAAGATTGTCTTGCGTGTGACGGTTAAAAAATTAAGGGGCTTCTATATGAGGCCCCTTTTTTTATTCATTATAATTTTTAAACATAAGCCAATACATTAGCTTATTCCAGTAACTTTTTAATTTTATCATATTGCGTATATTAACAGTTCCACCTTCTTCTTGCTGCTCTACCTCTCTCAGAGGTCCAGCTTTTTGATCTAGCACAGAATGCTTTTCTTCTTTTAGCAGCCTTGCCGCCTGGATCTAATTTAGACGGGTCTTTTGTTACTGCTGTTTTTAATTTACTACCAGGGTTTTTTCTTCTGTATTCAGCTGTACCCTTAGCTGTCATACCTCCACCGGCTGCTGCCCCGGTGCCAGTTTTGTTAGCTTCATTATAATATCCTAAAGACTTTTTACGTGACGGCGCATCACCTTTCTTTTTAGCGGGCGAATCACAGTCATGACAACCCTCTTCTCTACCGCCGCCTAGCCCTCTAGGCCCTATTCCTTTAAATCCGTTATACATACTAGTTTATTTTTTTTTGCAACTTCCTTTTGCGTTTTTCTTAGTTCCTGGTACTCGCGCGTATCCTTGCCAGCATTTCGCAGGAGATCCTATTATATATCCGTTATTACCCTTTATACCTAGACCCTGAGGCCCTATGCCTTTTGTTCTCATAGTTTATTTTTTAGTGTTATCCCATCTTGCTTTGTAGCCCCGAATATCAACATGAGTAAATGTGTTGTACCTGCCTAAACCCCCTAATTTTACTATGTTATTTTGTATGTCTTCTTCTATAACATCCGCTAATTCACCCGGCTTTAGTTCAGCTGTTATATCTGCAGCTTTACCTAAAATATGTTGGCTTGTAGAATTGCTACCGATGCTTTTGTTGTGGCTTTCGCATCTATATGCGCTGTTGATATGTATAGGACCGTATATATCCCTTAAGATTTGCAATTGATCTGACAGCTTAAATATATTTTCCATTACATCGCGAGGCATTTCACACCCGCACTTGCATTGAAATTCCTCTAATTTAAAGTTATCAGTTAGTATCATTTTTTATTCTTTAGGGTTGCCCATTTTGAAATAGTATAACCTATGGTTATTAATAGTAATATAATCTTTAGCCAATCTTCTATACCTGTAAATGTTGTTACCCCTAAAGTACTGCCATTTATTAGGTATAGTTTTATTTCATTTATGCTCATACTTTTGTTTTTTACATTACTCCTTTTCTATCTCTAGGCTTATAGTTTTTTTCGTACTCCTCTGTTCTAATAGCACGATCTTCTATTCTAGCGGCTCTCCTTAGTAGCCTATCAGCTTTTTTACCTCTTCCTTCATCAACCGCTTTTCTTCCTTTAGCGGCTACTTTTTCTGCTCTAGCAAATCTTCTTGTAGATCTTTTATTGCTCATTTGTTTAGCAGGAGATGGGTTGTGCTCAGGCACTGCCCCTCCGCTGCCATCTGCATTCATGGATATTTCCATACCTTTGGGAGCAGTTAATCCACACCTTGCTTTAGATACTCTAGTTGTTATTGGTAAGTTCATAATTATTTATTTTTATTAGCTTTTTCTTTTCTTTTTTTTGCTAGCGCGGCTCTAAATTTTGCATTTTCAATAGATTCTAATGAGTCTTTTTTCTTTTTTGTTTTTGCTCTTGTATTTCTAGACTTTATTCTTCTTTTTTCTTTCTTAATAAAATCCTCTATATCTCTTTCGTCTTGTGTTAATTTAGATCTTCTATCTTTCTCCTTCATTTCCTTAAGAAGCTTTTCCTGCTTTCTTTTTTCTTTTCTCTCTTCTGCCTTGCGCTCTTTGTTTTCTGCTTTAATTTTTATTTCTAACAAATCATTTTCTTCATTTTTAGCGCCGACATTCCATGTTTTCCAACCTAATGCTAATGCTATCCTTTGCCAAGCAGTGTTCCTAGAATCCAATGCTTCTGTAATAGAATTAACTTCATCTACTACTCTGGCCATTGGTATATTAGTAATCCCCTCTACAAGATTACCTGCTGAATTCCATCTAGGACTTAAATTAAATTTACCGTCTATAGTGACATCCCAACCCCTTTCGCTTATAACTTCTTTGTCAAATCTTTCTCCTTTAGCAAAGTTTACAATCTTTCTAGCTTTTGAACCTACCGCGGGTGATATATTAAGCAGGGCTATAAGTGTTTTAGAGTCGTCTGCTAAAAACCCTTTATCGTTCTGCTTTTTATATTCTATTATAGCATTCTTTAAAATAGACACAACAGCTCCAGGTAAACCAAAGCCTCCTTTAAGAGTAGTGTCAACCATTGAATTTACAACCGCAAAAATCTTTTTTTCTGTTTTTTCCTCCATGGTCATTTTTCCCTCTTCGTCTTCCTCGTCGTTAAATCCTGGAATAAGAGCAAACATTGCGGCTTGGAGCGCAGAAAAAATAGCATTCTGTATAGTTCCGTAATATATTATTTTGCTAAAGTTCGTAAAATCACTTTGAGCCTGTGTTTGCCCTGGTATTCTTCTTCTATTGTATATATCTTGGGCAGACTTTTTTATAGATCTATTAAGTTGTATAGGTGTATTCATGAAGTTTAATACAACCCTACCTAAAGAACTGGATTGATCGGAAGATATTAAAGCAGGATCTCCTGATTGCTGTGTTTCATCTGAAATAGGGATAAAATCTTTAAAAGCTTTATCCTCTGCTTGCTTCCGCGTGTATTTAGGTTTACCGTCAGCGCCTTTTTCTTTTAAGTAAGTGTTAACTCTATTTCTATAGAATGTAGCACCACCCGAGGCTATGGCGAAACTATCTACCATTTGAGTAGGTGTAAATCCTATTTTAAGTAAGTAGTTTAATGCAGCTGTTGCCTTATCCGTAGCGCCTGTAACAGCACTCGCAAGTTCAGCGGCATTTACGTCTGTTTTTAAACCAGATCTTCTTTGCTTAAGCTTGGGCGAATTAAATATCATTGCAAAATCAGCCCAATATTGTTTTTGGTCTGCAAATGCTGCGGCCGCCTTCATAGGATTATTGTCACTCCAGTTTATAAAGTTTACCGTGGATAGAAGCTGCAACAAAGCAGATCTTCTGTTAAAAAACATTATAGCCCCTATAGAATTGTTAAGCCAGTTATTCCACTTCTGCTCATTTCTTTTCATACTAGCGGCTCTGTTTACACCGTTTTTCATTCGGTATAATATATCTTCTATAGCTTCTCTATGAGCCTTTCCGTATATTGCCTCTATTTTGTTTAAATTATTTTCGCTAAAGATTAGATCAGAGTTTTCTATGAATTCCTTAAGGTATTCTTTTCTACCTGTTTTTTCTGTAAAGTTATTAATATCAGATAATATAGTTTGCACTGCCCAATACTCGGACGGTTTAGACCATTCTTTTTTCTGAGCTACCTGCAGCGCACCATTTGCATAAGCCATTAGTTCCGCGTCTCCCTGAACAAACCTAACAAGCTCTCTCTCTTGCTTTCTAGTAAGACCTGGTATTTCATACCCCGCTTTATTCCAAAGGTACACACGCAGCGCTTGATCATGCGTATAAGCCATACCCGGAACTCTCTTGCCTAGCTTTTTTAATACAGGCTTGTATTGTTTATTTAATGCCGCGAATCCGTTTTTAAGAGATTGCTTTACTATATCTATTTCGTTTATAGCCCTCCAGTAAGGCTTAACTAAAGCGTCTTGGAAAAACTTTTGATCAGCATCACCTTGTCTTCCTTTACCAGCAAATGTATATTCCGTTAACCCTCTAAAATCTTCAAGTGACGACGGCATCCAAATTTTCCACTTGCCTTTGTTCTTACCTAATATTTCACCTTCAACCCTAGTTAATCTTTTTCTAGACTTTATTCCGGATGCTCTTTCAAGCATGTCATTAAAGTTTTTATTTAACTGTTTGCTAAATTTAACTCTAGATCTTTGCGTGGGTCCTTTAACATCAAACGTGTTAAGTATATCTCTTACAGCTTTAGGTTGATTTTTAAAATCTACTATAGACAATTCCGTTTGTCCTTTAACGCCTTTGCCCTTAAGCGCTTTACCTACGGCTTTAACATTACCCATGTGATCGTCAGCAAAGTAAAAGTCATTATATCCTTCCGCTATCTTACCAACCATCCAATCAGCCTTAGCCTGCGGTGATCCGTTACCTAAGCCTGTGATGTTTTCTATAGGTATATTTAAACCTTCCGACTTTAGAAACTCATGTATTGCGGCCGCTGAATTAGCTGGTCTTGCAGTTAAAACAAATATATCTTTATTAGTATACTTACCTTCTTTCTTTTGCGCTTCGCTAAACAATGGACCTAACTCACCTTTCATTACTTTACTAAACTCGCTAAAGTCAAACTCAGCTCCTTGCTCGAGCATTGTTTCTGACTTAGCGGCAAATTGAGCTGCGTTTAGCTTACCTTTTGTACCGTCAGGCATAACGTATAGCACATTACTTTTCGTGCGGGCTAGCGTGTCGTCAAAGTCAAATACGCTAATACCTTTAGGATTTTGAGAGAACTTAATGCTTGCCGCGTTGTTTATGGCTTTTTGTCCATTAATAGCTTTTGTATATGCTGGACCGCTTAAGTTTTTTGAAAATTTACTATAATTTTTTACGGCAATATCAGCCTTGTCTTTACTTAATTTAGATACTTCTCGTAAATCTAGTAGATTATTTTTTGTAAATCCTGGATGTAGGATAGTCATTCGATTGGTAAACATCCTTGTGTCCCCTGGATTTTTCTCTTTTAACGCTCCCGGTACAGGAAATGTTGATTGGCTAACCGCATCAATAGATTTAGCTATAGATTTTGGTAATAGTGTTATTTGGCTCTTATCAATAATACTTTGCACAGCCGCTTTTGATACACCTCTACCCATTATGTAATTAGATGCAGCGATTAACAATTGTTTAGTAGGTGTACCGTGCTCAAACGTGTAATCTTTTGCTGTTATTCCGTCGCCTTTGTAAAAGGCTCTAAGCTTAGCTAAGGTTTTAGCGGCGGTACGCATACTTTTACCTTGAGAATTCATTATCACAGCGGCAGCTAACGGGGTAATACCTGTATCTTTACCCACTAGCTCTTTAAGCAGTTCTACCATATCCATAAATTGAATAGCACTTTTTTCGCTTAAGTCAATTCTATCTTTAAATAAAACGCCGTAACCTGTGCCGGCAATAAGTTTTTTAAAATCAGGTGCATTAGCTTCCTGCACAAGTACGGAAGTAGTTTTAGTTTTATCTTTACTATTTTTAGACTCTTTAGAGAAAAAAGTAAACCCTTTTCCATTTTTATTTTCTACGAGTTCTAACCCTGATTCTTTAATAGCAGCGTCTATTTCTATATTTTTCTTTTGTAGTTTCTCGATGAAACTCATGAACCCCACATTAGTGCCGTATATGCTTTGTCCTGTGCCTGTAGTTAAACCTGGCTGGAACATGCGTATAAAAGCGTTTACCCCTTCTACGTTGCCCTTGCTCTCTATAAGACTGCGCAAAATATTTTTAAGGCTTAAATCAACTTCTAGCTTTGCAGTTTCTGAAAGATTAGCAAAAGAAATATCTTTAGCATTTTCGTTAAATATATTTGTAATATCCCCGGCAGCTTTGTCTACTACAGCGTTTAAATAAGTTGTTAAATCTGTATTACCTGCGGTATTAAATTTAGCAAACTGTTCTATTGACTTGTCGGTTACAGATTTGTTGTTAAACGCACCCATCACATGTAGATCAACTAAGTTTTGCCAAAGTGTATTTAATTTTGCATCACCCGCTCTTAATTTTTTGAGCTCATCAGGATCATAAAATAACCCTTGCGCTAAGTCATCTTTAAACTTAGCTTTTAAGTAAACAGTAAGGTCTTTACGAGCCTTTTCAAACGCGCTATTTTTAGTAGCAATACTAAACTTAACGTTGCCTCTATCGGCATCTCTTTGTATTTGTTCTACAAGGTTATCAGCAAGTACTTCTCCTTTCTGCAATTTTCTTTCCTGATTAGTTTCAAAAACTTCGCTTATTTCACTAGCAGGATTTACTATTTCAGAGGTAAATATTTCAAATGAAATTTCTTCAGCCATAGCTTTAGCTAACGCCTCTTTTCTACCTCTTATTGGGTTGCCGCTCTCCTGTAAAAATTGTGCTAAGTAAGTATCGTCGTCAATAATTTCGTCTACATTTTTGTAATTAACTATGTTTGGATGTCTCCTTACAAGCAAAGCCCCCGACGTTCTACCCGCGTCATCGGTGCTTGTTTTTTCCCTAGCTATTTCTTTGCCAACCCAAGCTGGATAAGAAACCCACTTACCATTTTCTTTAAGTTGCTTTTGTATTGCTTGCGGTATTCCACCTTGACCATCTTTACCCATTAACCAGGTTGTGGTCATGTTTTGTAACGTTGCCTTTTTAGTCTTAAGTAAAAACTTTCTAAGCTTACCGTCTTTTTTGCCTCCCATAGCTGCTTTAAGATCTATATCGGCTTGCTTACCCATTTCAAATTGTATCTCTGCCATAAGCGGAGTTACAGTACGGTTATTGGATATAGCGGCATCCATTCTGGATTTTAAAGTACGAAGTACCATTTTTAACTTAGCTTTTACAGCCTTTATTACTTCGTCTGATACTACACCGGCATCCGTTAAGTTTCTGTATTTAGGCTTTTCTTTTACTTCATTCGAACTTTCGTCTGCTGTAATATTCTTAGCCGCTGTAACGTCTTCCGTAAAGGTGTTTTCAGTCACTCTACCAGTCTTTAACGCGCCTCTCATTCTATTACTTAGCTGAGCCATTGTATAGCCGAACAGGGAGTCATTTTTAGACGGGTCAAATTTCTTTATATAAGGTATAAGACTAGCTATGGTTTCACTAACCATGTTATCCATTTCAAATCCAGGTAGGTTTGTAAGATTAACTATATTGTTACCTGCTGTTTTAAATGCTTTTACTTTAGATCGGATCATTCCGTCTAACGTTTCGTATATAACAGGATCATTTGCGTCAAATCCTTCAGGATTATTACCTACAGCATCTAATTTCTTTTTAGATTTTGCGGTAACATCGCTTAATTTTTGCTCATCTTTTTTAGAAGCTTGAGGTGCATCAATATCTGATTTAGCTTTACGCTTTGCTTTAGGCTTTGGCTCCGCTTTTACTTTAGGTGGATTTTCGATGTTCTCGTATTCCTCCTCTAGCTTGGCTATTTTTCTATCATGTGTGTCTTGATCTATAAAACCTTGCATTAAATCGTCTCCTATTTCGCCAATTTCTTGGTCAATAGCTTCCATTCGATCTTCTTCAGCTTCCGTAAGCTTACGACTAAGCTTTGTAGTGCCTTCTTCTTCGTCAGTATCAATGTTTAAGCTTTTGCCTTTTACAGCTTTTTTAGTCCAACTAGAAACAAACTGGAATATAGAACTAGCGTCGTCTAACTTAAAGTACATAGAGGCATCTCCGTTTAAGAAACGCATTATAGAATTTATACCTGTTTTTATTTCGTATACTTTATTATATGAGCTTTTTGGTAAAGCACCTATGTTGGTTAAATCGGCCACTAGCTGTATTAGCTCGTCCGCGTCTATCCCATTAGTGTCGGCGTACTCTTCTTTCTTATACGCTAATACTCTTTTGTTGAAAATATCAAAAACTTCTTTTGAAATAGTCCCAGCTTCTCTTAGCGCCGTAACCTCAGCTATTATGCCTTCCACCATTTTTTTGCCATCACCTACAACTCTATCGTTTTTAATAATGCCTGCATTTCGGGTTTGTATATGTCCAAGCTCATGGAGAGGTGACATAGCAGCAATTCTACCGGTATATCTATCTTGTGTAAGAGCACTTGCTATTATGTTCTCTTTAAATAGGACTACCTCATTAGAAGTTTTGCCTTGAACGGTTGTATTTGCCGCATAATTTCTGTCTTTGTATCCTTTTCTAAGAGTATTTTTTTCTACTTCGTTGAACTTGTCTTTTTCGTTACCCTGGTCGTCTTCAACTTTTTGATTAACATATTCTTCTAATTGCTCAGCGCTATTAATTTCAGTAGAATTTACATTATTTTGCCCTTTAATTATGTTTTTTGAGTAAAAATATAGTTGCACGTTTGCGGCAGCTTCTACTTTATTGCCTAGGCCGTCTATATCTTTAAGAATCTTTTCCATTTCCTGATCTTTTTTCTGGAATACGGATTCTCTTTCTCCTTTTATTTTTGTTAACTCTTCATTTAGTCTATCCATTTCCTTGGTAGACCAATTGCTTACATCTCCAGAAGCTCCTAATGCAGCAGCTTCTTTTTCTAATAATCTTATTTCTCTATTGGCTTCAGTTATAGCTTCAAATTCCTCCGCCGTTAAATCATTAACTTTTAATACGATATTTGTATTTTCTAAAGATAATTCTTTTAATGCAGCTCTCCTTCTTTTCCTTAAGATGTTTCTAGCATCTGCGGTTAACTGATCGGAATTTAGTTCTTTTTGTATCTCTAGTATTTCGGTTCTAAGCTTAGCTTCTTTTCTTGCTTCCCTAGAATTTCTAAACTCGCTAGCAATTGCTGAGTATATATTTTGACTAGCCATAGGCCCCCCTATAGCGAAACTAGTAATCATAGTGTTTGCCGCAAAGTCTTTGTCTAATCCTTCGAATAGATTTTTATCTTCGCCAAGTATAACTATATCTGAAAAATTCTGGCCAACTAAAGTAAACCCTTCCTCTAAATATTCAATACCGCCACCTATACCAACAGCTGTAGTAGCTCCAACAGTTTTTGACAGGGCTCTAGCTATACTTCGGTTCATTACTTTTCTGAACTCATTGTAACCTATTGCTCTGGAGTATTTTTGAAAGTTATTTATAAACCCTAATGTACCAAATCTTTCAGCAAGAGAAGCAATACCTCCGTAAACCAAGCTGTTAAAAGACTTTTGCGTTTGCGACATATTAAGCACGTCCTCTTGATCTGCTAATATTTTTTTTAGTTCACTTATTTCCGTAGGGTCGTCTGTTTCTAGCAGTGCCTGCGTTATTTCTTCTTTTATTTTCGCGGCTTCTCTTTGAGCTATTTCTAGGTTTGCCATTTGCCCTCCCGCTTCCATGGTGAAGAACACACTCATTGCTAATCTATTTACGCCTTTGTTCCACGCCGCTGCAGTCATGGCAGTACCTAAGTTTTGCACTCCAGATTTAGTGGCTGCTTTAGTCAGGGCTGACCTTATAATATTTTTAGCTACCATTCTACCACCAATATTAACTAAGGCACCGCTTCCGCTAGTTGCTAAAGCTACTAATATAGAGGGTGAATTATCTACAAGCGTCATACCTAAGTAATCAGATGTACTTAATCCTTCATTATCTAGCGTTGGCCTAAACAACTTCTCTTCGTTCCTAGACTGTAGCCTTTGATTGTAGTCTATAGCGGCTCCTTTGTCTGCAACAAGATCACCATACCATTGCGATTCAAGTATTCTTTGTTCAGCTAAATCAGCATTAATGTCATCAGAAGCGTAAGCCCTAGCAATAGCGATAGGCACGTCTCCTAATAAAAACTTTTTAGTGGAAGCCCCTAACATAGCGCCGCTGCCTAAAAAAGAATTCTCCATAACCATAGCCATTCTATCGTCAAGCTCATAGGTTTTATATGCTGCTTCTTGTGCTATTTTAAATTTACTTAACTGCCCTGCCCTTTTTGTTATTCTATCAGACTCCGTCATCATTGCTTGACGTTGTTGATCTAGATTATTCCATTCGGCAGACATCGCCGCGTTGCCTTCTCTGAAAGTTTTAGCGTATTGATCTTGTAAAAGCTGTCTATATTCAGGATCGTCTGTATTATTAAAGTTTTCTTCAATATTACCAAGCAAGTAATCGTAATCTGCTTTAATTTCTTCTAATGGAGTAGCTCCTCTTTCAGTGTAATCATTAAGCTGCTGATCTAGCTTTTTGTACCTTTCTTGTAGATCGGCTTCCGAACTTGCTTGGTATTCTTTTAATGCGTTGTTTAAGCGTTCTTCTGAAGCCTCTTCATTGTAAGGAATGTATGTTCTGCCTTGTATAGTTTCTTTAGAAGTTAATGGGCGTCCAAATTTAGCTTCAAAATCGGCATTGTCTTTTTTTCTAAGAGCAGCTTCTCTTTTATTTTCTTGCACTACTTCTAACGCTCCGTTATCACCTTCAAGCTCAGCTGCTATTTTAAATTGCTCGCTTTCGGGTATATCATTATTTATCATGTAGTTAGCGGCTGCTTCTTTTTTCTGCCTAGTAACTACATCTGTAATTGTATTTTGCTCTATTTTGGATAAGTCTATATACTTATTTATATTTTCAGGCGTTAAAGTTTCGTTAGCTAACCTAGCCTTTTCCTGCACCTCTGTCCAGGTGTTATACTTCTCTTCGCCTAAATAATTTTTTAGATCCTCCTCGTACGAATTAGTATATACCCTTTTATTGCTAAACCCGCTTTTATCTATAGTATATTCTCTACCCGCAGTTGATTCACCTATTGGAACTAGTTTACCTTCTTTATTTTTTACAGCAGCATATTCAGGCATTAATGGAATAAATTCATTTGTCCCAAAAGTTCCTTCTGTTAAATTAAAATAATCTTTAGCAATCTCATTTTTAGCTTTAGGTGTTTTTGAGTTTACCGAATCTAGTGTTTTGTTTAAACTTATTGCTTCAGAGCTAGGTAATTCCGGCTGCTCGTATTTTGTTTGTATCGGCGCATTATATAGCTTTGCATATTCTTCAAAAGTTTCAGGGTACAACTGTCCATTAGAGCTTTCTTTTCCTGCAAAATCTCTTTGGTATAAATCGCTTCTAACTTCTTGTCCTCCTTTGAATTTTATATACTCTATTTTTTTAGGCTTTCTTTCTAAGTCACCTTCAAATTCAATTTTTACGGGCTGTTCTTGTTCCTCCAATGAACCATCTTCCGAGGTGGAATCCCCATTTGATGCTTGACTTGTCTCCGGAGTTACAGACGCATCGGTCTCCGCATCTCCGTTCTGAAAATTTTCAGTTGGGGGTGTTTCTTCAACAAGTACCGCATTTGGATACTCTGCTAAAAACTTATCTAATTTTTCGGGCTTTACATTAAATTGCTTTGCGTCCCTGTCTGGAGATGTTCTATATATAGGCATAATGTGTGTTTATTTAACTTAATATTATTTTATTAGTATTCAGGAATTAAACGCTTTTTAGTTAATTCATATTTTTCTTTACTAACCTTTATTTCGTCGCCGCCGGCAAATATAAGATAATGTTTGCCATTTCTGAAGTCTACACCTACCGCTTTGCTATCCGCATACTTGGAAGAACTATATTCTTTGCTTTTCTTTTCGTTATAGCCATCTTGCCCGGCTTTCTTGCGGCTTTCAATTAATCTTTCTATAGTTTTTTTTCTTATCTCATCAACAGTCATTGTTCCATTCTCCCATGCTGTACCTAAATCTTCTGTAGGGAATTCGTCTTCAAAATCATATACAAAAGATCTTAGTGAATCTTGGTTTGCAAAAGCTGTTTGTAATTCCAATCTATACATTTTTTCAGCGTCAGCATTGACTAGCTGACCTGATTTACGCACTGTTTCATTTTGTTTTAATAAACCAACTCCTAGTTTATAGTCTTTTAACAAAGGGAGGGTGGTATCTTTATAAGGCACCGTTTGCCCATCAATGTTAAACCCTATGTTTCCGCCGTCCATTATACTAAATGGAGCATTTAATCTACTATCGCTTTTTCCATCACCGTCTTCATCCACAAAACCATATATGGTTGCATTGATTTTAGAGTTTTCTAGCTTGTTTCCATCGGAATATGTGCCGCTCATCATGCCTTCTGTGTATTCCACTTTGCCTTTCTTGTAAGCCTTAAGCTGATCAGCTAAATTTGTAAAGCTATTGTTTACCCCATTCATTATATCAACCTGTGCCATGTATTCAGGCGAAGTAGTATCTGTCATACTAGCAAGCGTTTTAGCTGCATCTGCATACTTTTGCCTTTCATTAACTAAGAAAGTTCGCATAGATGCTGTTTCTTCAGGTGAAAAAGATGTAAAATCTATATCCGTTTTCATTTTACCCATTAAAGAGTTAACCCTGTTCTGGTACTCCTGATTTTTTGTAACTGTATTTGGTCTAGTAAAGCCCCTAGCTGATTGTGTGGCTGCTAAAAAACCTTTACCTACCTCGCTTGCCACGTCTACAAATTTCTTCGCTGCTACCCCTGCGCCTGTTATTAATTGGTTATTTGCCATAATTCATGTTTTATTTGCTAAAAGCCTCTAATCCAGGCAGTACTTGCGAAGCAGCTCCAGCAATGTTTCCAACCCCACCTAATATAGATTGTGTTGCTGCGTCTCTCGCTGCATTAGCTGCCCCCAATCTTTGTTGAGACATGCCAAACATCGTATCCACTTTATCTTTTTCCGCTGCTCTAGAAGCGTATTCTCCTTGTAATTCTTGATTTTGTAATTTTCCGGCCATTTGTCTTTCGGCCATTTGATTTTGTACTTCCTGCCTACCTATATCCGCCGAGCTTTGCATAGCTGCATTGCTTTGTGCGCCAGCTAATGATTGTGCTAAAGCCGCAATACCAGAACCTCCAGCTGCTCCGGACAAATTATCCATTGTATTGGCAAACCCGCTTGCTTGCTGCTGCGCTTGGAATTCGGCAGCTTGCGTATTCACAGTTAAGTCTTCCATGGTATTTTCCATGTTCATTGCAAGGTTAGACGTGTCTGCTCCTTCCATTCTAGCTTTGTTTCTATTAAATTCTGCTTGCGCTGCTTTTTGTTCTCTTTTTCTTTTGCCGCTGCCTATCATACCTCCAGCAATTCCTGTAAGACCTGACACAACGCCACCTATAGCTCCTATTGGTATCATATACTTTTATTTTATTATTATACTTTTATTATTACGTGTTATTTGCTGCTTTCAAATATTTCAGATCCTACTAAAAATAGTTCAGCATAGTCTGTTGAATCATTCTTAAACTGAGCTTCGGCATAATAGCCTTTTAGCCCGCTTGTGTTTACTAATGCTGTTTTGCTAAATAGTATAAAACTACTTGTAGTTATTGCGGAACCCACTATATTAGGTACTAAATCCGCTACAATTTGATCCGGCGTGCCTGGCCCCGTGCGAAGCACTTGTGTTATGGGTCCTATAATTAGTAAGGTTTCACCGTTAACATCGTTAGAGTAATAAGCGGTATCTCCTACCTGCACGGAAGCATTCAAGGGCTGGTTGAAGGTGAGTGTAACTTGGTTAGGCATAATTATTGGTTTTGATTATTACAGATGGTACAGGTAGCAAAAGTGCTCACTTGGTTTTGGAATCCTTCGTCTATGTAGTATGTAGGTGTTTCTCCACTTGCAAAGGTGCCTAAAGTAACGCATAATTTCTCACCTGTTGCGGTAGACTTTATTTGTACAATATTACCAGGAGCATACGGCGCATTAACTAAACTACCTAATTGGCTTTGGTTTGTCCCCCCTGACCAACCGTCAGCATCGCTAACATAGTAGGTTGTTGCTCCTCCGCATAATGTAGCATTCCATGCACCCCCATCCGATACGTATTGATCCAAATCTAAGGCGCTGGATGTGTTGGTAATTCCTACAGATGTTACATTAACTGAAAGTGTTGATGTTATAATAGTAGGCACTGTTGAATTATCCACTACAAAACTAGAGCTAATTACATTAAAATCCCAACTTCCGCCGACAAGACCGCCTTGATTTGTCCAATCTGCAGGAGGAGGTATAGAATCAACTGTAAGGATACTTGTTGAACTACCCGTAACTATAACGTTAAAAGGAGAAGGCTGACTAGACCCCGGTAAAAGTGTAATAGTAGTCGCGGCGTCCGGAGTTATATTTGTATTTGCACTAGTAAAAGCAAAACTTAATGTAGAGTTAACGTATTGATTTAGTGTAAACACAGATGGTTGTCCTGTTAGACAAGGAACATAAGGTGCAACAGTACAAAAAGTATTCGCTAGATCCCCTGTTAAAGTTATCGTGTACGTTGTATTAGCTGTAACCGAAGGGAAAACGACTGGAACAACAAACGTTCCCGTGCTATCTAGAGTGCCAGAAGCATTTACCGGAGAAAATAAGCCAGAAGACGTTATATTTAACGCCCAGCTAGCACCCTCTACGCCGTTTACGGTAAAGTTTCTAGTTTCTCCTCCCGTAGGCACGGTATTGCCAACCGGGAAGGAGTATGATGTTATTTTTACAGGTGGATTATAAGTTGCTACTGCGTTTGCTGTTAAGCATATATTGTCTCCGCTTACTGAGTTTCCTGGAAAAGTATAAGCAATAGTAAAAACAACTTGCTCTATTTCCCCATTAGCGTCATAGGACGGAACCCCCGTAATTGTATAATCACTGGCTACACCGTCTACAACAGTTAGGGTAGGCATTGTAGGAAAGTAATATGTTGTATTTGCAGTTACAGTGTATGTGCTAAAAGTTGTAGTTGTCCCATAATCTCCAGTAGCGGAATATGAAACACTGGGCGCCCCTGGTAAAGGAATTTTAACATTACTAACGTTACATTGGTCTATTTGTCCAGATACACTAAGCAGTGAAGGTCTAGCAAATCCTGATCCACATATCTCAATAAATACATTGCTACTAGGCATTACCGAAGGGGAATCGTATACTATTAGGCATGTAACCGTTCCGCTACCGGCATTGTTTAAAAATAATACACTATTGACATATTGAGGGTAAGGCAATGTAGGCGAAAAATCAGCTGCATCCAATGTATACCCTGGCAAAGGCGTTAAAAGTAACTCTGTAGTTGGATTATTTATTGACCAATCGTTCCCTGCGGTTTCATAAAAGCTTACTACCTCAAATGTAAAGTTATATAGTGTTATCATATTATTATTATTTTATCTTGGAGTAAAGCAATCTGTGTCTAAACTATTAACAACTAAGAATTCTGTTTGAATAACATTTACCGCGTTAGCCCTGCCTATACCCTGCACACTAAACTCCCTTGAATCTACATTGTTGTCGCAATTTGTTGTATAGAAAGTGTCCATGCCCCTTATGTAGTTAAATTTTTTACCTTCCTTGTCTATAAATTCTTTTAGTTGTCCTTCTTGCAAGTCTGTAACAATAGAATTAACATACCAGCCTTCTGTTTCTCTTATGCGAACAGGTGTTATATTTGCTGCTTGTATTTGTGCTAATGAAAACCACTGCGGATTTGGAGCATTTGTATTTGTGTACGAGTATTCTTTAGAATCAGTACCACTATAGTTTAAAGTTTTGTACCCTTTAACCATAGCTGGGTTGTCATTAAATATAGTATTAAAAGAGCTTTCGTAGTAAGGCCCAATAAGTTCAGAGGCTCCAGGGCCTACTCCATAAAAGGTGTTGTACAAAGGATTAGCTGCGTGCTCATATATTAATCCGTTTTTAAATGTATAATAAACGTTGTTTATATATGTGGCTGATTCCGGCACATAGACTTTTCTTGAAGTAAATCCGTTTATATCTTCCTTAAATGACACAGTCGTGCTGGTAGTCGGTAAACTATTAACAAATTGATTACACAGCGGGTGCTTGTTAAGCCTGTCAAATGTCCCTGCTCCTAAAGTTTGTTGCCAATAAGGAGTTAGAGCGTTTAAGGATATATTGTAGTTTCCTTTCTGAACATCGTAAGATCCTATTATAGTTTTATTAACATTTAAGTTATCTGAAAAGAATGAGTGCATGCCGTAATCAGATATATCCGTTATACCGTCGCCTGACAATCTAAGCACCGAACCTCTATTAGCATCAGTATAATACATTCTAAAGCCAAACTCGGCGAATGATTCAGGATTAGTAGCTATGCCAAATTCACCTTGAAAAGTTAATGTCTGACCCAGTACCGCAGCGTTAGATGTTAAGTTAGTGCTCCCGTCAGCGTTAAATAGAGCGTCTTTCTTAGCCAATATCTTCATTGACTTGTTTTCGCACAAGGTGATTAAATCAGTGTCTCTGGTGTGCAGTTTTTGTATACTGCCATACTCTGGGTTTACGTCTTTAGTAATGCCCTCCGCTTGTATAAATTGATTTAAGTTATTTGTACTTGATACGGAGTTAAATATTTGCGAGAATATAAGGCCTGTGGATCTATGCTCCTCCGCGTAAGGTGCATCCAGCGTTGCAGAAGCTTTGACGCCATCTCCTATTATAGGTTGGTTAAAATCGTCCCTAATGCGATCTGACTCAACACCATTTGCAAATGAATAACAATTAAACCAAGTTAAATCTTGGGTTTGCCCAAAATCACTTATGTCATAAACACCCGGGGCTTCCCAATATATATCTAATTCAGCAGCTTCTTTTGGTTCCGTTTCAAATATAGCAGGGCTAGAGCTAGAAAAAGTATCATCATTTGGGTCTGATGCTAAAAACTCTATACCCACGTATGCAAATTGATTAGTAAAATTATATGCTGGGCCGCTGCCTTCAATAATATTTGGAAGAGTGGAAGGATTCCAAGGGAGTGCTGTTGAACCACCTTCAAGCTGTTCAAAAGTAAGTGTCCACCTTGCGTATTGGTTTGTCTGTGCATCCCAGGCATCCGAAGCGCTTGAGTTATTAGTACAGTCATAATTAGTTCCGAGATTAAGCTGGCTATTAGTCACAACATAAACAGTCCCAGTGGGGTCTTTTACGCCGTTGCCAATGTCTACAAACCTAAACATAGTTCCTACTGTATTAAGCTGCTCCAGTAATCGAGGATTCCGGTCCACTATACCGTGGGCATGGCCATTTGTAGTGTTGGTTCTACCCGCTCCGTATCCGGTAGCATCAGTTATAACTATTTTCCCTTCAACGTCTGTTCCCTGCCCCCTGCTTTCGCATTTAGGGTTAAATCTATCAATGAATATTCTACCTGTTTGGCCCGTTGCATCAACCTGCGGCCAAGACCCTCCTTCTTTCCAGAAACTGCTGTTAAATTCACTAGCGGAACTAAAGTTCCAAAGCGGGGCAATAGCTTTTCTAATAAACGTATTGTTATTATTTCTAGCCGCTTGTATTTTTTGCCTTAATATATTGTCTGAGTTTACTTTAACAAAAAACCTTCCGGTAAATTCAGCTTTCTTAACGTCTGTTAAATCATATAGCGTTACTCCCGTGCCTTCTGGAACTTCTCCGCCAGAAACTGTAGCAAAATTTACATCTGGACCAAATGCGGGGGATACTACTATTCTAACAAAATTCTGTGTTTGGTCTAAAGAAAAAGTAGATATTTTATAATACTCGCTTACCTGGCCCGCTGTACCCGTTATTCTTAATTGTAAGCCGGATTCAGTACGGGTTTCCGCTCCAAACGCTTGATCAAAATTAGTTTTTGGAATTTGCAATTCATTACCGCCTTCGGTAGGTGTGGCTCCTTGCCCTCCACCAAAGTTGGTAAGAAGATTTCCTTTACCAAGTCTTTGCTGCGTTAAAAACAAAGGGGCCTCGTTTTCTATAGCTATTACTTTATATCTGCTTTTTTCAAAAACAGGTATATTGTTATCGTGTTCTTTTTTTAGTATCAGAAAAGTATCTTCGTCTACTTTATTTCTTTCTGCGGACGGAAATGAAAGCCATACATTACCATCTTCTGCATCATAAAACCTATCTAACGCTAGATTGTAATATTCTCTTGACGTTTCTTTTATGTAATACTTGTAATGTGTAAAATCAGCAAAGCCAGTTAAAGTTTTATATTTAGGTGGGTTGCCATTTAGGGTTACTCTTATATTGTTTGCGCTAGCAGAAGATGCTTTTTCTACAACCAAAGAAGCACTATTGCTCGTGAGCACAGGTGTTGTTCTGCCGTATTTATCCATATATGCCACTCCTATTTGATAGGTGCGCATTGTTTTAATTGACGGGTGTACTAATACGTTGTTTGTATTAACATAAGTAGGCCCTGTGTTCTCAGTGGATATAGTCCTAGAGTACAAGCCAACCGACATATCTGTTTTGTAGGGAACTTTGGTAAACGGGGTGCTTAATGTAAAATTTTGAACGTAGTTGCCATATATTAATCTATTTGCCGTTACTTCTTGAGCGAGAGCTCTGCGGGGCACATTGTCATAAGGTCTTAATAGCTGATTGCTTTGTATTACAGAAGTTATTATTTCCGTCTTTATTTCAAAAGTGTTGTTTTGCCAACCTGGGTCTGTAGGCTTAAACCCATCAACAACATACACGTTAGCATTGTTCGATGCCTTGTAAAGTATTTCTACTTCTTCAACATCCCCTGGCATATCCGCAGGTATAAAATTAGATATAGTTAACTGCCTAGTATTGTTAGTCATACCAAGGTTATAACCCTCTTTTGGAGAATAGTCAAACTCCCCTGGCAAAAAAGCTACATTTGAAAAAGCAGAGTAAGCAGAAACCTGATTGTTCTTATATTTCCACCTTGTAGCGAATCTGGCAAACTTGAATTCAAAAAGCGGTTGTTGCTGCTCGAGTATTACGTTATATAGTTGAGGGTCTGTTGTATCCGCCCCTGTTGTACTTGGCCCCACGCTCAACACAATAACATCAGCCCCTGTTTGTGTAGCCCCTTCTTCAGGCGGAATAATCCCTGCTATAGAGCATCTTATTTCTGCAACTTCTGAACCGGTTTCGCCTTCATTATCAAGAGTTAGTATAAGTACATCTCCCTCTCTATAAAAGGGAGGGGTCTGGTTTTGCGCCCAGGTTAATGTTTTTTCAGTACCGGTAGACACTGGAGTAGCAACTCCTGCCCCATTTAAAATCATAAAACTAGCGTCCGTAGTAGTAGATATATTAACAATATTACCCTCATTATCCTCCTGCGCAACTGAAGATAATGATATTGTAGGCGGATTTAATGGATACTTTTTTATTACAGTAATATCTTGCTCAATAAAATCTCTCCCATATATTTGCGAGTGTGTGCTAAAATCAGGGGTTGAATTAACCCAATCCTTTATGGTTATACTTTTGGGCTCAGTTTGGTTATCTGTCCACATTAGTATCCCCTCTATTATATTTATACCTGTTATTAAGTAATCCTTACTGAAATTAAGTATACCCTCGTCATAGTCTACTATTAACGGGGCTGTTACTTTTGTTACGGTATTATACGAAGCTATAGCACTAATATCACCTGGGCCTGAGGCTATAAACCAATATATTTCATCTGAATTTCTGTCAGCCACAGAACCTATACATACTGCGTCATTAATATCGTCGTCAATATAACCGCTGGTCCACAAAGTTCTTTGCTGCGTAACTGGATTATATGTTTTATACCTTAGCTCTAAGTTGCCTTTTATATTTTGAAAAGTACCAACCTGTGAGCTATCGGAAGAAGCTAACTCTAAATTTAAAGCGTCTCTATATTCTCCGTTAGGAACAAGCCTTTCATCAAGATCTTTGTTCATTTTACCCGAGGTAAATGTGCGTATTAATTCTGCCATTTAATTTTAGTGTTTAATCCATTTTGATTGATTTCTAAATACCTGCGCCATTAGGTCTGACTTAAGCTCTGACAATCTAATTTTAGCGTTTCTTCTCGCTGCTGAAGCGACCTTCTTGAATCTAGCAACTAAGTACTCTTGCACGTTAGATCTTGTAGATAGTATAGAATAAGCTATATACTTTTCTATTGCATCCATCGCAAACTTGTGAACAGTCATATCTTCTGCAGTACTTAATCCGTCACTTATGTACTTTAATGTAACTACTCTTCCTCTTATATCTGAGCTAAATCTAATTACCCCGTTTATTCTATCAATGTAAAAAGTACCGTTTGCTTGAGCTTGCTCTGGGTTTATACCGTATCTTCCGCCATAAGCGTAAAGTGCTAACAGGTCTGGATTGTTTACTAAATCCCAGTTACCGCCACCTGCTCCCGCCAAAGGGAAATTACTTTTAGCATTCCATCTTTTCAATGTTTCTGACTCATCCGCTAAAGGTATATTACCTTCATTATCAAAAGTGTACTCATAATCACTATCTTGTATAATAGCATTTGGATTACTTGTTAAATCGGTTTTATATATTATTCTTTCTATACCTCGGCTATCTGTCCAAGACAGCTTTGTGTAATTAACATAATCTTGCGGTAACACCATATATAGTCCCGGAGGTATTTCAATTTCTATTGATTTATCCTGAGGCAGTGTATCAAAGCTAAACTCCTGGATAGCTCGTTGTGCCCAATATGCAACGTCAGTTCTTTTTACTTTTGTTATTAACTTGTCCTGACCAACATAGGCCACTATAAAATTATTTATAATGTCGCTTATACTTACAAATTGATAATCGCCATAATTTTCATCGCCACTATCCCATACGCCGTCGGGCCCTAAGTAGTATTCTTCTGGAGTTTGATTTATCAATGCCATATATTATGCTTTTTCTTGTTGGTTAGTTTGTGCTTCTATTTGATTCGCTACCTGATATAGCCCTATGTCTTTAACAACTAAGCCTGCGAATTCTAGTATTTTTATTACTAGCTCAGTTTCTTCTGAAGGGTGTAATTCAAAGTCGGTAGACTCGTTTGCGTTATAAAGCGCTTCGCCAAAAACCATTTGGTAAGCCCATTGTACTTGAGCGGGCTCTTTTATATAATTACATCTTACATTGGTAGTTAATAAAGAATCTCCATAAACTTTGTAGCCGTCTTCTGAAGCTACAAATACGGGTCTTGTATTTGTGGGTTTTGCGTAAGCCGATTGATTTATATACAGAAATTCATTAAAGTTTATTCTTTCTGCTTCTATCGGTGTTGTTGTAGTAACAACTGTATTAGGTACGGGATATAATGATTTACTAGTAGTAACATTGTTGTACACTATTGTACCTATCCTATATAGGTCAGCAGGGGGTGACCAATGTTCAGTAGTTGCATTATAAGTCATATCTGCGTCTACTTCAAATATATTTATTTTTTCATTAAGCAAGTTAAGCATATCAGAAAACTCGGTGTCATTACCAGGTATCCTGCCAAACTGATTAATATCGTAAAAATATTGTTCGAATATATCTAACTGAGCTTGATTAGCAAATAGATTAAATTCTTGAGGGGTTACATAACCTCTTTGTTCTTTGTTGAGTATTGCTAATACTCTCTGATAAACAGTATCTACGCTTACAGCCATAATTTGTTTTTTATTTTATATAGTTATAGGCCACCTTTCAGCAGCCTATTACTATAAAGGTGACTAGTTTAGTCTTTTCTCAATTGCCTTGTATACTTCCATTCCTTCGTCTGTTCTAAAGAAAGCAGATAAAGCAAAGTAAGGGTGCTCGTCAAATGGTACAGTCATTATTTTTCTTCCGCTAGAGCCGTAAGTAAACGTTCTTTGGTCTTGTGATAATGTTAGTATCCCTTGTTCAACAGCTTTTGCCCCGAAGCTCCTTAATTGTGTATTCTCATCTGTAGCTAATTGTAAGAATAAATTTGGATTCCTTTTAGCAAAAATTAATACATCTCTTTTAATTTCAGAAGATGAAAGCTCTGTTACTCCTGCTCCCATTTCAACGCGCAAAATAGCTTCTGCTTCTTCAACAGATAATGTTTTAGCCAGGTTCAATGCTTGTAATTCAAACTCAATCCAGTCAACCTCATTACTTGCTTGCTGGGCTGGTTTATATTCTTCGTATATATTAGATTTTAAAGCTGGGTGATATAAAGATAATAATTTTTGTAGCGCAATATTCTCTTTCGGCACTCTAAGCACGCCGTCTCTAAATACGATGCGTCCCATAACTATTTGCCCCTTCTGCTCCTCTACAAAACAAGATCGCTGGTTAGTAGCGTACCTTAATTCCCTCTGGTATCCTAGCTTTTCGTCAAAATACAATAAACTTTTTTTCCTACTATGTGCTGTAGGTAATGTGAAAACAAGGGGTTTTGTTCTTGTTAATTCGTACAATCTATCTTTGATTACCCACTCGTCTTTTTTTGGTGCCTCTTTTTTAGGCGCTTCTACTTTTGGTTGTGTTACTGTTTCAACCACTTCCTGAGGTGCAACCTCAACTTTTTTTGCTGTAGCTTTCTTGTTAGCCATAATATAATATGATATAAATGTTAATAATGTATGACGATAGCCTACTACTATTTAATATAACTAGCTATTGTCACTAATAAAAGTAATAACTACCCCCGTAGATTCAACGAGGGTAATCATTACAATAAACTTATTATACTGTTCTTTTTAACAGTACGAAGTTGTTAGCTGCTTGAGTACACAAAGTTCTTTCCGATAGGAAGTGAACATTCATTGCATCTTCGTCACTTGTGTAGTTTCCACCAACTGATCCAGTTACCCAAGATTTCAAACGTCTGTCATCAGCTTCTGAAGCTCTATAACGGATGTGTAAGAATGGTCGTGAGATGTTCTGTCCTAATTGTTGGTCATATACAGTAGATGTTCCTGCTGGAACGATTACTCCAGATATATCTGTAATACCTCCACGGGTTGTAGAATCATTTAGATATTTCCAGTCAGTCTTATAGAAATCGTAAGATCCTCTACGGAATCCTGAGAATCCTAAGTTCAACGCCATTTCTTCTGAATTTTCGAATACACCGTAAGATGTTCCTCCAGTTCCGTAAGAATTTTGTTGTGCTAACATATTATCAATGCTCAATGCAGTTTCACGATCTAAGAACATCATGTTCTCTTCAATTGCTCCTTGCTTATCAAGCTCTTGTAATATAGTATCAAATGCTCCAAGTCCTGCAGTAGGAGAAGACGCACCATCGAAGTCCGCATCGTTAAATACTAAACCTCTTGTTTCTAGTGCATCAAATAAACCTTGCATACCTGCGATAGTTGCTCCAGAAGCATCAGTAATAGTACTTTGAGCATCAGTAGCTTCAACCATTGACATTTCTAAGTAATCTTCAAAACGAATACGAGACTCGTGCTCAGACTTTAAGTACCATAGGTATCCTCCAGTTCCAATTTCAGTAGTAACTTCAACCCATCCAATTTGAGCAACATCTGATCCGTTAACGGCATACTTGTCTCTTAGAATGATTGGTTTGTTACTGAAAGTTGTGAAAGAAGCATCAACTGAATTACCAGCTAAACTAGATCCTTTTCCATACTCAGAACCATATACGAATGTACTAACGCCTGTTTGTGTATGTAAACCAGTTGGCAATTGCCCATTGGCAGTATCATATACTACGATGTCGTATGTTACATTAGTTCCAACCTGAGGTGTAACGATTGCTTTTACGAAAGCTTTTGCCGTTATATTACCTTTGGCTAATACTATTGTCATACCTGGTCCTAGTAAAGGTGCTTTACCGTCTGGTGATGTTGTTGCATCTGGTAAAGATATTGTTTGGTTCGCTGCAGCTTGAGTTGTTACATTATCATAAGCGATATGTAATCTTCCTTGCTCTGACCAAACTACTTGATCCGACGCCATAGGCATCTCAGCTCCGACCATACGTAAAAATCCTGTGATTGTTCTGTTTCCATAACGCTCGATTTCTTTTTCGTATACCTCAGGTAAAAATTGTTGTGTAAAATCCATGTCCGCTAAAGATAGGTAGTTGTCTCCAAACAAACCTTTTATCGGGCGTGGTGTTAAGTGCGCTAAATTGGCTAATGTAGCCGGCGCGGTTGCAAATCCTGCCATAATTTTTCTTATTTAATGTGTTTAAATGTTTTAATTTTCAATTTTGAATCACTTCCCCCAGAATCAACAGATCTTACTGCCCATCCATTCGATGTTTTAACGTCTTCATGAACGCCTCTAGCGCCCATTTGTATATTTTTCGAATTGGACATACTTGTTTTCATCGCGTCGGCTTTGCCTTGCTCATAAAAATGATTTGCAATAGAATCTGCATTCATAGCTGTAAACAATCCCTTGTGGTACCCCGCTGCATCTGACATTTGGTTATCTTTATCCAAGAACTTCTTGACAAAATTATTAATGTCGCTTTGGGTTTCCTTAATAGTAGGAGCGTCTTTAACTTTAAAACGGAATTTTTTGTCTCCAACTTGATAATCAAAACCTTTGAAATCATCGTTAAAAACACTTTCCGTTTTCTTTAAAAACGTTTGTGTTTGTTTTTCAGCTAATTGAGTTGCTGCTTCGTTTTCTTTTGTATAGCGATTGAAAAAGTCTACCGCTTTCTTTTGCTCAGGAGCCAGCCTTGCGCCGCCTTTAATTTCCTGATAATATTTATCTTTTAGCCCAGTAAGATGGTTTTTAGCTTTTGCTAATTCCTCTCTTCTTGCTAATTTTTTTCTTTTTATATCGCGCTCTTCGTCTATATCTTCGTCGTAAAGAAACTTGTCTTCCATTAAAAAGTCAATATCCTCTTCGTCTAAATGCGGCTTTGTATTAGCGTAATATTCTCTTAACAGTTGAGATTCATCTAAGTCTTCATAATTCTTATTAAGCTTAACATAGTCCTCAAGGGTCCCGCTTGTTTCATTCATAAAGTCAACAACCTTTTGAATGTTTTCAGGTAATTCAATACCGGTTTCTTTTTGTTCTTCTATAGCCTCAACTATATTGTCTTGCAAATCATCCGCTTGCTCCTGTACTTCTTCTTCTGTTATTTCCTCTATAGCGGATTCTACAGCATCAGGCACGGCAGTTTGTTCCTGCGCTTCAACCACAGGCTCTTCTACCTGCGTTGGCTCCGGGGCATCTTGCGTTGGCTCCGGGGCATCTTGCGCGGGCTCCGCTAGCTTAGACATATCTAATTTAATTGTTCCCTCTTCGTCTACGGACATGGGATTTGTATCAACAACCTCTTCCTGAGGTGTTTCTACTTGCTCTGTGTTTTCTGTTTGTTCTGACATGATAAAATATTATATGATTGTTATTACTATTATTACCTAGGATCAAACGCTCCTAAGCCAAACCCTTGACTCATTACGTCATTTCCTGCGGATTCAAAGTTTTTTGGCGGAGAATCGTTCTTTCTTTGAGCAATCATCTCGCTTTGTTGTGTACCTTGTATTCTAGTTCTTTGATCTTTACGATCTTCTACTTCTTTTTCTTTAGATTTAGCCCCGTCTACTTCTATACCTTTTAATTGCATATTGTATTGGAATTCTAACGCCATTAATTCTTTCTTAGCGTTAACCTCTACGCTTATTCGCTTTTCTTCTAGGCTACCCTTAAGTTGCTCTAATTGCGCTTTAGTTTGGAACATGGCTTGATCTTTTTGTACCTCTGCCTGCGCCGCCACTTGTTGCGCTTGGGCATTTGCTTGCGCTTGTGCCTGTATATTAGCTTGCTGCTCTGCTTGTAATCTTTCCTGTCTTTTCTTTTGTTTAACCTTAAGAAGTTGATTTGCTAATTTAAGATTTTTTACCTCGCGAATATCTATAGCGTCGGAAAGATCTATACTGCCTTGCTGCAACGCAACTTGAACATTGTTTTCTAAAGTAGCTTTTTCTTCCTCGTCAGGCATTAATTCTAACATTATTCCAAAGTCATGCATATATAAATTAGACATTTCTTCTAAAACGCCTACGTTAAATTTACCTATCTTAGTTATAAAAGCTTCCTTGGCCGGATGGTACTCTATTATATCCGATATTCTTAAAGATAAGCATTCGCAAAGCTCTCTTGTTAAATACAATCCTGAATCAAGTATGTGTCTAGTCGCAGTATTTGAGTTTGCTGCGGCTAGCTTTTGCACCCCTACTAATGCTCTAGAGTCCGGTGTAGATCCATCTCTTGCTTCGTTTAGACCGGTTACATCCCTTATCATTTGTAGATAGTAGTTGTAGGTTGCAATTAATGTTTGCAATTTTGCGCCACCACTTCCAGTGGGCACTTCTTGTATAGGCACTTTACCAGGATTCATATCGCCTTCCTGCGTAAATGATCTACCTATTATAGAACCCGTTTGAAAAAACATATTTAATGCTTCTTGGGGATTGTAGTTTGTTCCGTTGCCTAAATCTACCTCATTAATACCATCGGCATCTAAATAAACACCGTCAGGTATCATTCTTTGTAGCACTTGCTGTAATTTCAAATGCGTCAATTGCACCATATCAGCAAACCCTGTGCACTTACTTACCAATGATTCTATTCTGCCCTTATACATTCTAGGTGCGGTAATAGCGTAATTCATTTTAACTTTAGATACATCACTTTTAGGGCGCATCATATTCTTTGCCATTTCCCACTTAAGCATTATATCTGTACCAACAATCATAACGCCTTCATAAAGTACTTCAAGAGATCTTGACATTTTGCCAAACTGTTCTTCTAGCATTTCTACTGGAGGATCAAATTGATCATCTCGCACTATTATTTTGCTTGCCCCTGTTGCAGTTTCTTTTACTTTGTACACCTCGTTCATATAAGTCTTATAATTAAAATATAAAACTTGTATAACGTTTGAGTCTCTATTGTTGTTGTATTGGTTACTTACGCTTTGATCAAATACCCCGTAATTTTGTGTTCCTTGTTGTTTAATTTTTTCTAACTGGTCTTGAGTTAGCTCGGGAAATTGCTTTTTAATTTCATTTATTGGTACAAACTTAACTTCTCCGGCATAATATATATCTTGAAAGTAAGGGTCTTCTGTATAAGAGTATACTAAATAAGCTGGATCAACATAATCAACGGTTACTCCTTCTGATTCTGAAAAGTTATTTTTAACGGCGCCTATACCTAATGTTACTAAATCTAAGTAAGTTCTTCTTTTTGTTAAATCGTATCTATTTTCGTCTAACAGTGTGTTAAGCGCTGTTTCTTCGGCTATTTCTATACCTTGCTTGTAAGTAAGCTGCATGTGTATATCAAGCTCTTCCTGTGAATCTGGTAAAGTTTCAGGTGGATTTTCAAAAAGGTTAATACCAAAATTTTCTTGAGCAAAGTTGTTTAGCTCCTCTGTTTGCTTGTCTCTTATAATGGATTCCATATAAGCAGTCCTTTTGCTCACACCATACGGATCTTGCGAATAAGTAGTAATATCAAAAGATCTATCAGCAATGCCATTAACAACTATATCAACAAACTTTGATAATATTGGGACTGGCTTCCAGTCTAAGTTTAAATAAGATAAATCACCATTTATAGAAAGTTCATCTTTATATTTCTGTACAGGCTGTTCACCTCTTGAATATAACCTTAACGTATGAAAAGAATTTTGATTACTTCTAAAGCGAGTTACACCTGAGTTGCTGCTGAACCATTCATTTTGAATCGCTCTACCAACTCTCAATCCATAATCTTGAGAAACTTTCTCCTGATCACTTACCACCTGGCTAGGGAAAAAACTATTTGTTACGCTATTCGCCATATTATTTTTTTATTATTTTTGATGCCGTACCCTCGTGAGAGTATTTTGCAAATCTTAAATTAACAACTTGCCTTTGTATTTTATTACTTGGTCTATATAAATCTTTGTTACAAGCCATTATAGCTAAACCAGAACTAATAGCAGCATCAAATTTTGTCCTATTATTTATATCAAACTTAGACCAATCATTTAGTGTTTCGTTAAAATACATTGTGCCATACTGGCCCTCTTCATTTAAACCAACGTGCCTATCTATATACATTTCAATAGCCGCCGCGTGAGCTTGCTTTATATCCTCACTTGAGTTTGGTATTCCACCAATTTCTTTTTCTGTTACCGACAACTTGTTCCAAAGCTTATCTGGCCTATTCATTGAGTACCCGCGATAGCCTCTTCTTTTAAAATAATATAAAAGTCTAGGCTTGTTGTTTTCGCACAATAAAGGCATACCGTAGAATACGCACGCCATTAATACATCTTCAAAAAACATTTCTGCCGTTTGCGGTCTAGCTACATATTCCAAGAAAAAAGTACTTGGAGGCGCATCTTCCATACTAAACTTAGTTAAACCGTGCAAGGCCCCTTTAGATCCTCTTCCGTCTGTCGTTCCAGATATATCATAACTATCGCAACCGAAAGCTCCCATGTGTTCGTTGCCTGGATACTTTATACCATTACGTGTAGTTTGTCTATTTTGAATATTATAACTAGGTGTCCAAGAAATTAAAAACCTGCCTTGAGGGTTTGGGTTAAATATTACTTTCGTATCTTTAACTCCGTGCTCCCATTGAAAGCTACCTCTTGTTAGGACATTACTGTTACCTAAGTCTTCGTTATAATCTATTTGCTCGTATATTTTTGCTAAATTAAATATACTATTTTTTGTTTCGTCTCTGAATGCGTGCTCTTCTGTTCTTGGGAATTGTCTGTAAAACTCATTTAGAGCGTCCTGGTCGCCTTTTAATCCATCTACCTCATTATTCCAGTGCTCAATCACTCCGACTTCTATAACGTCTCCGTGTGGTCCCACAGTGCCTTCTGGCGGCTTATTAAATACTGGTTGTCCGTATTCGTCAATAAACCCTTCGTAATTCCATTCCATGGGAATAAACAAAGAATACAATCCAGACTTTGTTTGCCCGTTCGCATTTCTTTTTGTTACATCAGAGCTGTTGTATAACTTTTTAAAGTTTTCTCCTCCTTTGTCTAAAGCATTTGATGTTGACCCCATCATACACTTACCTATAATTCTACTACCTAGTCTTAGACAAGTTTTAGTTACTCGCCAGTTATTAAGTATATTGTTTGGCCTTTCCCATTTACCGCTTTCATCGTGTACTAATAGTTTTAGTTTTTCACCATCGTATGCGTTGTCCCCTGTGTTTTTCCAGTCGATCGTGGTATCGAGCCCGATAATGTCTTCCGTTGCGACGTTAGAGTCAAGTTTCTTCCTTGTAAATTTTGAAGCGGGGACTCTGTAAGCGAGTTCTGTTTTAGGACGGTCCATTCCGTCTTGTATTGGTTTAAAGAAGAATGGATAGTTAATCGATATTGGTACAACTTTGTCTGTAAACATTTTCTTTGCATCGGATCCAGATTTGGACAGTATTCCAAATCGAGCATCTGAAGATATTGTTGCTTGGTTAACAGTTTCGCCGGAAGCCATAAAAGAAAATCCAGATCGTCTGTTTTTGAGGTAGGACATTCCATAACATCTTTTGTCTGCTTTGCAAGCTTCCCAGAATATGTAGAATAATCTGTTTGATTCTCTAAAGTCAGGTTGCCCAACGTCAATTTTGGACCACTGCAAGTACATAAAGTGAGTACCAGTAATGTAAGTAGCCACACCTCTATTATTGAACCAATGACCTTCCTCTCTTTTTCTAAATTGTTCATCTATATATTTTTCCCAAGTTTCTTTAAATTCATCTGGATAATCTCGCCAATCAAATATACTGCCAATACTCTTTAACTCTTTAGGGTATTCTTCCGGCGTCCATTTGTTGGTTTCCTTGCTTACTTTAGCAGGTTCAGCCGGTAAAGCAATTTTTAAACCTTGTATATTATATATTTCACCTATCTTACCTGTTCTGCTTATAACAACAACGTCGTGCTCTTTGTTATAACCATACTCCCATTTTCTACTTCTATTTAACCTAGATATAGTGTTAGACTTAATAGGTGTTATTATACTGTATAGATCCTGTGTATACATTACTTAGATCTTTTTTCAGCAAAACCTTTAAAGTCTTTCTTTACCGCTTCTTCCTTTGGTTTATTATCCAAAGCTCTTTGCTCATCATTAATACGGTTTAAGATTTCGAAGGCATCGAATATTGCTAGCTTTTTCGTGGCTGCTGCATTTTTTAATCTGTCTGCTGATATATCATCGTCTGAATCAACAATAGCTTCTTTAGCTACTTTTATTAATTCTTCAACTGCTTTCTGCCCAGCTAGGATTATATTCCTCTTCGTTTCCTTTATATCCATAATTGATTGTAATTGAATTCGTGGGTACTCGGTATAACCTCTGCCCTTCTATAATAAACTCGTATTCTGACGTAGGTATAAAACCCACTATATTATCTACTTCTAAGCCACAAGTGCAATACTTAACCACGCCTATTAATGGCTTTTCTTTTTCAATAGAAAACATTTTAGTTTCCTTGATTGGGGCAACAAAACAAAAACCTTCTAAAGCTTTCCATTCGCCGTCTCTTTTGTATGCGTATATCTGATCCGGCTGAGCCAAATAAGTTTCTTCTGTTAAATAGCTTTTACTATTTTTTTCTTCACCCCTTACATCTCTGAATCTTCTAAATACATTATGATGCAATATTACTTCATCTCCTTCTCGAAGCTCTTGGTATTTTTTAGCTAGCGGTAAACTCAGTATAACCCCTATTCTATTTGAATACTCGTGGTTTTGTAACTCAGTGTTTAATAGTAATTCTTGCCCTTCAATTGTAGTCTGTCCTGTTGTTCTGCCCCCCTGTGGTGTTACAAGGTAATTAAATACACTTTGCATTTTACCATGAAATATTATATTCTACAGATATTGACATGTTCTTGTTGAAGTCCTTCCAAGGCATAAGTATATCCCCTTTAGATATATACACAGTGTATTTGTTGTCTTCCTCTATAATACTATCTATAGTATGCCCACCATATACTTCCTGCCCTACGGCATAGTGCATTGCGTCATTCTTATAATCTTTACCTATACTAATCTTTCTTATCAACTGCATTTTCTGTAAATTTACCAGTATTAAGATCGATGCTTACGTCTCCGTATTTAGAGGCAAGTATTTTTTGAGTGCTTTCTACTTCTTTAGTGAATAATAATATTTCGGCTAGAAGTTTAGCCTTGTGCGCTTCAAGCCCACCTATTTGCATTTGTGTTTCGTTTACACGATTTACAGCTTCTCGCAATTCATTTAATTCAGATTCGCTGAGCTGGTTATCTTTAACAACTTCAAACTCTGTGTAGTCTTTTTCTTTTTTCATTTAATTAAATTTAATTTTTACTTATATGGAAACATCTTGTTTAATGTTTCTTTTCTTTTATCACAACCGCAATCAAAAGGCAAAGCTTTAACCACTTTTTTAATTCCGGTTACGGTTGTAATTTTTTCTATTGTATCTCCTAATCCTTTAGGGTTCATTTTTTAAAGTAATTCATTTTCATAGGTGATTTCTTTTTAAAGAAACCGTTAGTTTTCATTGGCTGGCCTGTAGGGTTTTCCGTAATCTCTTTTTTATCAGCTGCATCAACTAATTTACTATCGTCTAAAACATCTCCGGGTGTTTTTTTAACGTCTTTAAGTCTATAAGATTTACTGTCACTAAACCCTGTTTTGCCTTGGTCAATTTGCGCTTGAGCAGAAGTAACTTCACCGGCAGCTGCACCTTTATTTGCAGTAGCTTGGTCTTTTTTTGCGGTCAACCTTCTTTTTTTAGCCCCGTCTTCTAACCCTTTAAGTTTTGCGTCTAACCTGCCTTCCTTTATAGTGGCTCTTTTTTGCTTTCTTGCCGCTTGCTTCATTCTACGTAAGTTGTTTCTACTTTCATAAGCGGTAGACGCTTCGCCTTCTACTTTACGCATCGGGTCTGCTTTTTGCTCAAATACTTTTGTTTTTTCGTCTTTTCCATCTGCAGGAGGAGTAGCGGCTACGGCTGGCACAGCATCTTTTACTTTTTTGCCGGTTGTTTTATCTCCGTACTTAATATGATAGTTATCTATACCACCTAATTTTTTAATCTCATTACTTCTCCAGTCTAGTTGCTCTTGGCTTAATCCCTTTAGGCTTTTGCCTGTATCGTATATAGCGGGCTTTGCATCTTGCCCTGGCTTACCGTTTGTATCAGCAACAGCGGGAGTTGTTTCTTTAGTTGTTTTTTTAGCAGTTAAGGTTCCATCCTTAGTAACTTCATAAACTACTTGTTGTTTAAAAGGCGAAGACTTCATTGCATACCCTTTCATTTTACTTGGCGAAGGCATAGTGCGGGTTTTATTGTTTCCGTCAACGCCAGCTGGTCCTACATTAAGTAGCGGCTCTTTTGTTTTGAACATGCCGCTTTTAACACGGGATGTAATTGGTCTATTATTCATATTTATAGTTTTTTATTTTCCTGTTGTTACTTCGGGATTAGAAGAAGTGGTAATTGTATTGTCTTCTTCTTCATTTTTGTTAGGGTCTACAACTGCTGGATCTGGATCTTTGTCTTTATCCTCTTCGTTTAAGTCTGCTGCTTTAGGTTCTGGATTAGCATTTTTAAATCCTTCGTCAACAGCAGCTCCGATGTCTACAAATTTTTTACTAGCATCTGCCGCCCCTAATACTAGAGCTTCATTCATTTTTAAAGGAGAACTTGATTTACGTGTTATAGGTAAGCTATTAGCTAGATCGCCACTATAGCCATCTTGAAAATAAGCTTCACCTCCGTAAAAGTTTTTCTTTATTTTAGCCGGACTAGATATTCTCCCAAATCGTTTTTCAGCCCTAGCTAAATTACCCGGCTGATCTCCGCCAACACCTCTTCTTGGGCCAGGTGCTGATTTATCTTGAAAGCTATTTTGGTTTTTATATTTAAACCTATTAGCTGATCCTCTAAAATTTAATCCCATAATTATGATTGTTTATATGCTTCGTTTTCCCACTCAAAATCCGGATGTCCCTCGTTCATTGTGGCTCTGTCGTATTTCCTAGCCGGAGATTTTGTATCTCGCTTCCAGGTAACAGAATCATCTGAATATTGCAATCTGCCTGTAGCCATTTGATCTAAATGCACTTTTTCGTGATTAACAGCATCTTGCACTTTGCTTTCAGGCAAGCTTGAGCTAACAAAGATCGTTCCATCTCTATTAGCTTCGGCTTGTACTCCTTCTTCTAAATCGTCTTTTATAATAACAGGTGTGCCAAACTCTGACGTAGCGTCATGCAAACCAAATATTTCAGAATGGGGTTTTAGCTTAAATGCCATAGTTTTTTATCTTTCGCTATCTTTTATCATGTTATTGATAGCATGGTTAAACACTTTATCTGTGTACGTTTTATTTTTATAAAATGTGCTTTTTGCCGACGTAGGTAAATCTTCCTCGCCGAGTAATATTCTGTATATTCTTGTTATAAGTTGCTTACACTTAAACGATGTGGTATAAGTATTATACTTCATCGTAGTTCTATTCCTTTTGCTAAAAATGGTTATCCACTCATTCTTGCGCAGTCTTTCCCATCTTGCTTTATCCCAGGAATACGTATATGCACCATTAATAAAATCATTACGTATAAAATGCTTTTTACAATCCAAGTAAATAAGCAATTCCAGATCTGCATCTTTTAATCCGTAAGTTTTACAAGCCCATTTTCTAACGAGCCTGTAATACTTAAAGATATTCTTATTTCTTAGATCTTGCGCGCTTAGCCTCATTCGACTAGCACTATATCATTTATGGTAATAACGTGATACATCTTGTCATTCCATTCTATTCCATGTCCAGCGTGTTTGTCGTATCTAACAACGCTACCTTCTTTTATATAATCAACCTTATCACCAGCACTTATAACCTCGGCTTTTAAATACCTAATGTCTGTGTTCTGTGTTTCAGTTAATTCTAGGCCAGCAACCGTTTTCGGCGCTTCCTTTATCTTATCTATTACGATGTAGTAATTAATTGCCTTCAAGAGATCTTACATTTGAGATTATACAATCAGCTGATATAATTGTGGTAGCAACACTTATGGCGTTTTTCAACGCAGCCTTGGTTACTAGCACGGGATCTATAATACCGCTTTCTATCATTCTTTTGTAACAACCGCAAGTTACATCTACTCCTATGCCTACCCAGTCCTCCTTAGCACCTTTAGCTGCACCTGCTTCGGATTTAGCTTTTGGAAATTCGTAATCAGAATATCCCGCATTACTTAGTATTATTTTGTAAGGCTCTTGTATTGCCTCTAATAATATCTTGTAGCCGTCATTTTTTGCTTCTATAAGTTGAGAAGCATTTAATAGTGCAGTTCCGCCTCCGGGTATAATACCTTCTTGCAAAGCAGCTTTAGTTGCGTGGATTGCATCTTCAACCCTATCTTTCTTTTCTTTCAGCTCAACTGCTGAATCAGCGCCTACGTAAACAACCCCAACTTTACCCGTTAGCATAGACAAACGTTCTTCAAGCTTCTTCTTGATGTATCCGTTTGTTTCTTTTTCTATTTTATTGTTTACTTCAGTTATCCTTTCAGATAAGTCCTCTGTATTTTCTTTTATCTGCAGCGTAGTGTTCTTACTATCGGTAACAGATTTTATCACCTCTCCTAAAACGCCTGGATCGATTAAATCTAAATCATCGCCAAGTTCTTCATTCACAACAGTAGCGCCTGTTAATATAGCTAGGTCTTCAATTGTATCTTGCTTGGTTGGTCCAAAGCCAGGTAAATCAACAATGTTTACTTTAATATTACCCTTAACTTTGTTTGCTAGTAATGTAGCGTATGGTTGTTGATCCATTGGCGCCACAATAAGCAATGCTCTTTTTGTTTTAACTACATGCTCTAATATACTTTGTATACGGCGCACACTTGGTATGTTTGAACTTACTATTAAAACGTATGGGTTTTCCAGTACAGCTGTACCTTTATCTTTGTCTGTTAATAAATGCTGGGATTTAATACCCGCGTTAAATTGAGTTCCTTCCACAAAATCTACATACGTATCATTTGTTTCGGAGTCTTCCATTAAAACGACGCCATTCTTTCCAACTTTTTCGAAAGCCTCTCCAATTTTATCTCCAAGACTTTTTTCGTTATTACAACTGATATAAGCAACCTGTTTAAGCATATCGCCTTCAACTGGTATACTGGCATTGTCAAGATAATCCACAATTTCTTTATAACATTCTTGAATGCCGTCTTTAATACTCCTAATCTTTTCTTCACCTTTGTAATTGTTTAATCTTGTTAATAATGAAGATGCGAGAACGGTAGCTGTGGTAGTACCGTCACCCGCTTCCTTCACTGTATTGTTAGCTGCTTCCTTTATTAGGGTTGCACCTATATTCTCGACCGGGTCCATTAAGACTACGCTTTCTGCAACGGTTACCCCGTCTTTTGTTATCACCGGCCTGCCCATTGCGTCCTCATATATTACGCATTTTCCTGAAGCCCCTAATGTTGACTTCACTGCGTCGGATAATTTATAAACGCCTGACAATATTTTATTTCGTGCCTTATCGCCGAAATTCAAATCCTTTACGATTTGACTTGGTAGATTAAATTCCATTTTATTTTATTTTATTTGATTGTTTGTTTGTTTGTTTACTTTTCCGGAACCGGTTCAGCAGCCTTATCTTCGGTCCATCATTGATTGCGTTACATTGTTTACTTGCCAAATAGCGTTCATAATATCCTCGTAATTATGGCTTACAACAGTTAAGCCGTTGCCAAATCCAGTAAGCGCATTATTCAGCCCTATTAATAATTGCTGTGCTCTCTCGTACCCTTTAATATACAAGTTTAGCGCTATTAAGCCGTTAGGGTTTTTCTCCGCTCTGTCTCCCACTTGGGTAACAACGTCAGCGTTGTTAAAGTATATTGCTACATAGGGTATATCTTTGCTACCTCCTATTTCCGCATACATTATTTCGTCAGCATTTAATAATATATCATTTCTAAATCCTGGTATTCTAATTCTTCCTGCCATTTTTTTATTTGTTTTTTTAAACTCTTATTATATAGTTACGTGTTTTTTTAAAAACCTTGTTTTATTCTTCAATATTTGTCGGCGGTACTTCTGCCCCTCTTGGCCAACCCATAAAACTATGTGCTGCTACATCCCCTGGGAATACTTCGTATGTTCCAAAATCAAGTAGGTCGCTAGACATTACATCATACGCCCACCCTGGGTAATAAACTGGTGGTGTTATCTCGTGACCATCAGGACCGTAAGTTCCTGGTGTCTCGACTACCTTACCAATGTTCACCACTGCAGCTGTTCCGTTTGTAAACTGCATGGTTGTTACACCCTCTTCAGTTACCTCTTCCCATACCCCTTTGGATATTAGGATGTCTTTACCTTGTTGTTCTGTATCAAATACAGTCTTATAAATTTGCATCATGTTGTTAGTTTTATTAGTTCTGCATCTGATAGTGCTTTTGTGTAAACTTGTACGTCTTTAGTGTTTCCGAAGAAATTATTAGAAATTGCTCCGTTAAAATTTAAAACATTAAAAATATTTGCTGACGGCATTGTAGCGCTTGTATCAGTTCCTATTAATTGCCCATTTATATATAATTTAACTTCATTTTCTTTATATGATATAGCTATTTTTGTAAAATCAGTTATATTTAGAAAACCATATTTATTAATTTCTGCTTGTGTTACTCCCCCTACTACTACCCTTGACTGAATATGATTATTAGTAGCAGAGTAATTTACTCTAATCCTATTATTATTTGTGCCATCGCTAATAGAAATCATTCTAAAAGTTCCGTCATTTGCCAAAGCCGCTATCTCTGCATACAATACACCTTCCTCACTGTTTATCTCTGGTGTTGCGTTTATACAAGTTTCTTGGTTACGTGTAACTGTAGTTCCCGATGTTGGTATGTACGATGTTGCGTAGGGTTGTTCTTCTAATTGTGCGCCCCAAAAATACAAAGACTCTCCATCAGGTAAATCTCTTGCTATTTGAACTTGACCAGAACCTGAAGTGTTTGTCGCTGTAAAAGTTAAAGAAACTTTAGTCCAAGTAGATGTGTTTATTTGAGAAACAACATTCAAACTAAATTCATTTGCCCCATCATAAGCCAATAGCCTAACAAAAGTAGCGTCTATATTTTTACAATACACACTAAAGGTATATGTAGTTCCACTTACTACTGAAAAATTATTTCTAACTTTAGAGTTTCCCGTTGTACTTAAGAATTTAGTAGCATTATTTTCTCCAGATGGACTTATGGTAGAATTTAAGATTAAATTTACATTTTGTATTTGATTCCAAACTGTAAAATCCTCTGAATAAGGTACTAAATTAGTACTCTGCGGTTCTAGTAAAAATGCCTCTGCTCCCGTTGAGTAATCTAATCTAGGAGTGTTAGTTGCAGTTATTACTTCTTTGACAGATACGTTGTCTATTGAGCCAATGAAATCAGGGTCAGCTGAACTGCTAGGATATATCCTAAATGTCTTATCTGTTCCTCCAAATTCAAACTCTACCTCATAAGTTCCATTTTGGGATTCTGGAGTTGCAAGTATATTGGTAAATGTGCCTGACGCGCCTTTATAAACATACACCCTAACATATCCACTCGTAATATTTAATAAATCAAAACTAACCCTATATGTTTTTCCTGCTGTAAGCCCATTTACTATTTGACTTATTGGTCTCGTTGAGCCTGGGGAATTACCATTAGCAGTACCACCACTTATGCTCCAGCCTGGATCTCCAAGATTCCAATCACTATCTGTTGCAAAATCGCCATTAGTAACCAATTCTGGTCCTATCTCATTAGTACTTTTTATTAACCCCTGTGCATCTACGTATGTAGCCTCAGAGCCTCTAGCAAATGTGAAATCAGTTGCTATCGTATCAAAGTCTAAAGTAAATGTTGGGTCTGTTGGTGTTGGGTATGTAAGGTCAGCAAGCTCTTGGTCGCTTAAAGCCTCTTTCCAAACTGCAAGTGCTTTTGTTTTGCCGAAGAAATTATTTGCACTGGAACCTACATCAAAAGCTAATTCATTTAATCCAAGTGGAGTAACACCTGTAGTAGCTTGATTTATTTTAGAGCCATTAACCCAAAAAGAAAAATCATTCTCTTTGTATTTAATTGCAATTTTATTAAAATTTGTTGAACCCACTGATAAATCAAAACTGCTGGAATACCAAGTGCTGCCGCCACTTCTAACTTGACAATTAACTCGCTGGTCATTAGCACCAGTAAAAAGCATTACTCTATTGTTTGTACTTCCGCTACTTAAACTTATGCTTATTTGATTATTATTGCTTAATGAATTTTTTGCTATCTCTGCATATAAAACACCCTCTGTGCTATTTATACTTGCTAAACTACCTCCATTGGTGCATACGTCTTGGTTACGTGTTACTGTTGAGCCATTGCTCGGAATATACGATGTGGCATAGTCTTGGTCATTTGTAGCATTTGCTCCCCAAAGTATTATCTCTGAAAGGTTTGTTTGGTTTCTAAAATCTACTGCATAGAAATTAGATGCCCCCGCAGCTATTGCACTATTAACATCAAATCTTTGCCATTGGTCTGTAATAGTAAATAAGTTGTTTGAATTACTACTATAAGACA